ATGAATACAAAAGACAACATGATAACAGACATTAGTGCTGAACTCGAAAAAGAATTTGGAGTACCAGGTACTCCCGAACGTGCCAAGTTCGATGAAGAAGCATACGCTTTCTATACAGGGCAAATATTATTAGAGGCAAGACGGGAAGCAAAAGTAACTCAATCGGAACTTGCCAAAAGGATAAACGCTACTAAATCGTATATTTCTCGTATTGAGAACGGTTCTATCAATCCAAGTGTAGGTACATTCTATCGGATAATGAATGCGCTTGGGTTAAGGGTTGAAATTGTTAAACCTCTTATGTAATAAAAAAGAAGGTGTGTCGAAACTATCCTGTTCCCGCGCCCCTCGCAGGATCGCATTAAAACCGGCCCTATAAAAATCTGATTGATAAGGTCTGTCCTTTTGCAGCCCCGCATCAAGTGCGGGGACAAGGAGATTTTGACATACCCTCTTTAAAATATGTCTCAAAAGAGAACTTGCGTAAACAAATGCCTTATGCAAAGGTTACAGACTTGCAAGCCATTTTTTTCCAGACTTAGTATTAAGCCAAATGGCTATACCTGCTGCAATAATCGCTCCTACCAAGAAAAACATAATTATGAAATCCATATCACAGACTTTCCAGCCACTTTTTACCGAACTTAGTATTTAACCAGATTGCTATGGCAGATCCTACCACTGCCATTATGCAGAATAATCCTATTAATGCGCCCATATCTTTTTACTTTATTATTTTATGCAAATATGTAAGTCGCATTTGCTCCAGTTACAAAACAGCAACAGCTTTGCGTATGTTATCCAATATCACGGATAACTTACTATCACGCCGAGCGGTCTGCATATCGTAATTGGATTGCATATTCACCCATATGTAAGCAGGTATTCCGGTTGCCGCCTCAATCTTCAATGCGTATTCGGTGGTTATCGGGCGTTTGCCGTTTATCACCTCGTTAAGCACGGAATAAGAAACACCAATTACAGCCGCAAATTTCCTTTGCGACATTCCACGTGATTCTAACTCGTCTTTCAGTATTTCTCCCGGATGTATCGGGGTGGACGGTTGTAGCTCGTGCGGTGCGTAAGTTTTTTTTGTTTCCATATCCACAACTATTTGTAATGATTACTAATATCCAGCAAACGGCAGACTGTTACTATTTGCTCATTCATAACATCCCTAACGGTAAATTCAAGTCGGTATTGCCGATTTATCCGCACGGATGAAATACCTTTCTTATCCCCTTTCAAAACCTCGTAATTGAGTGCATTGTTTCGGAACAAGTCGGTAATGGTATTTGCGGAAGAAAGCACAAAAACTGCCTTTTGATAACCTCTTATCACTTCTGGCTGGTAGCGGTGCTTTTTGTCGTTCGTTCTACCTTCTGTATAGAGTTCACGCAAATAGTCCTTGTCAAATTCAATAATCATATCTTTCCGTTCCTTTGTGCAAAGTTACCTTTTTTGCAAATATTCGCAAATTATCGAACACTTTATTTACACTCAGGGGCTACAATCTGGATTTCCCCCATCGCTAAGCATCTAATAAACTTGGTGATGGATTTTTTTTGCTTCTTTTATAATCGGAATGAACTTCTTTCTATCAATCCCAGGTAAATTGAATTTTGTATTCAGGGATTTGTTATATTAAAGATTTTAACCATCTTTGCTGCATTAAATAATAATCGTTATGTCCATAACAGGTATTAGAGAACTTCTTTCACGTTCAGATGCAAGCGGATCAAAATCCACAATATTGAAACCTTTGACATGGTTCTTAGCACTAATAATTGGAGGTATTTTGACATTACTAAAATTTGGATCGCCTATTTGGTTAACTATAATGCTGGCTGTTATTTTTTGCTTAGGAGTTGCTGTATTCTTTTTTGTTTACATATATTGTTTGATAAATGATAGAGATTCATTAAGAAGTGAAAAATTTACTATTCAAAAACTGGCTATTGAAAAAGGAATTATGGGTGATGATGTGACTGGAATTGCACCATTATCTAATAATCGTCAACCAAACGAATGTAACTCTCGACTATCAAAGGAGGATGGAATATGAAAAAAAGATTTGTAGTTTGTTATAGCGACAACATCCCCAAAGAAAAGGAGATGCATTTTATACAATTTATAAAAGATAATAAATTGGGGTGGTGGCATTGGATTAGTAATATGTGGCTGTTGGTAGATAGTTCTGGTCAAATGACAGCATCAATACTTAGAGACAAAATATGTAAGCTTTATTCTGAAAATCGAGTTATGGTTATTGAATTGGATGGAGATAGAGACACGTGGGCCGGCTTTGGACCAACTCAACCCAAAAATATGTTTGACTGGATAAAACAAAATTGGGGGAAGGATTGAATTTAAATTCCATAACCCAGAATTCCCCATCGCTAAGCATCTAAACTTGGTGATGGGGGATTCTCTCTATTTTTTATAGCACAGTTTACAAGCTCGTTTACCTTGTTGTTTAGCCGTTTCCAAAGAAACCAACTTAACTTCCCCTTTACAATTATCCAGTCCTTTGCAGTTCTTGTTGGAATGGTACACTTTAGCGTATCTACCAGTGCAAATATATACATTTGCCACTTGAGCGGCTCCAGTCAAGGATACCAATAAAGTTACTACTAAAAGTAACTTTAATGTCTGTTTAATTTTTGTGTTCATATAAATTTCTATATATCGTTTGAATTACATAAATCATATAATCGCTCATCTTTGTAAGATAGCACATATTTATACCTGTCAATAGAAACAAAACACGAGAATACACTTCTTCCTAAGTCATCACAAGCAGATGCACTAATGTCTTTTATATTAAAACAATTATATTTATTTACAATTTTCCTGTGAAGTTCCTGTGTGTCACTATTATCATCACTGTAAAATTCTATGCAATAAAATACATTCTTCTTGAAACGAAACAATACCTTATCAAAATACACACCTCCAAAAAAGACGCCCTCTACAGCAAGATATGATGCATGTTTTTCAACTTCATAATCCTGTAAAACCAATTTTCCCATGATTTCATCATAAGAAGATCCAAAACAACATTCATAAAAACAATCTTGAATTTTATTTGCGTTTGCAGATAAACAAGAGAATAAAATAAAAATTAGATATATAATTATTCGTACCATGATATTTATCATTGCTTAACCATCTCAATTTTACCTGTGGCTTTATCAATAATACTGCAACCATCTGTTACATGATATCTTAAATGGCAGCTCAAAAAATAAGATATTATTACAAATGTCAATGTTGCAATCACCAAGCATATCGCTTTTATTTTTCTATATTTATCTTCATCCATAATTATATAATCACCTTGATTTACTTAACATATTCAACAACTTATCTATCTGTTCATCCTTCTTTTTGAGCAGTTCGTGACACTTGTCCAATGCTTCGAGTAGCTTTTCTGTTTCGGACTTATTCACCGTTACCGACTGTCCATGGATATTATCCCCATTCTGATTGGTTTGAACAACGGGGCTATTAAACAATTCGCCATCTCCAGATTTGATCCATTCAATTGATACTTCAGGAAACGCCTCCTTTATTTTAGCAAACAAATTGTTTGGTATCATGATTTTATTGTTGACAATTTGGGAAATTGTCGTTTTATCAGAACCAATTCTTTCAACAAAATCTTGCTGATTTCTGACTCTCTTGTTTTCCTTAAGAGAAGTTATCACATTTCTAAATCTCTGATTTTCTTCCATGTAAACATGCTTTAGTATATTTAACCATTTAATTACAAACAAATTGTTTGCAAATACAAACGGTATGTTTATATTTGCACCGTGATACTACTCTAACAAGTATCACAACGCAACAAAAAAGTTTAATATACAAAAATAATATACATTATGTTAGCGACAAAGCAAAAGCGAAGAAAAAAGACAGTCATTGACGGAATAGTAATGCGCCCTGTCTGGACTGAAACATTTAAGAATTTCAAGGTTGGTGAATCAAAGACATTCTACCGACCGGACCTAACCACAACCCAGGCCCGTGTCATAGCTGCAAGGCTGAACACTTCCACAAACATGAAATTTTCTGTCTCTACTGGAGAGTTGGAAGAATACTGTATTGTAAAACGGGAGGCGTGAGTTATGGGAACTGCATTCACAAGGGAAGAGTTAATGTCCGATACATTATGGCACATCCGAGAAGATCTACAAGAACAGAGAGCCATCTTACAACGACTGGGATATCCTTATCTGAAATGGTTGCAGAAGCAAGGTCTTCTATTCCGAACAAGAAAAGAAGCCAGAGACCTCTGTAATAGTATCAGAGGATTTTTAGGAATGCAAAAGATTACAACTCCGTGCGAAGAGCTTGATATGTCTCTTCTATCCAAAGAAAAGCAGAAAGATAATACTCAATTGTCTCCTCGGAAATTCCCTTGCTCTGCATCGCTGCCTGCCGATCGGAACCAAACGAATGCTGATTGCGACACGCTTCAAGTGCATATTTCACGAACGCACGACGATCATACCAGTTTAGACTTTCAGGTGAACCTGATAAGAAAGAAATAAATAATTCATTTTCATTCATACTGCTTAATTTTTAAAGTTTTCAATCACAAAGTTAAGCAATCCCAGCAGAGGGTAGTGCCTCCGCTGGGAACAAAAAAACAAACAACCCTATGAACGCAGAAATAACATTCTTCGAGAAATCGGTCACCTACGACAAGTTTGTGACGGATATAGCCGCCCGTCTCGCTTCATTCATGAAAGAGGACAAAGACGATCCGGAATATATCTCACAGCGGAGAGCGGAAAGAATATACGGACAGGCAAACATACTCCGCTGGAGAAGATCAGGAGCTATCAAACCAATAATAAGACCGGGTAAGATAGAATATCCAACGGCCCAACTGAAAGAGTTAAGCCGTGTAGACGAGATATTCATCAGATGGCAATTGAGCAAAAAGAAAAAATAAACCAACCGTCGGAGTTTTCCGATATCCGCTCCTTTAGCTCAGACAGGTCAGAGCAGATCACTCATAATGATAAGGTCGCCGGTTCAAGTCCGGCAGGGAGCACCGATATAGACGTTCTTTAACATTGTGGATTAAATCCTGCCTTCCAGTAAATAGGCTTTTGCTTGGGCTGGTAGACGGGTCGTTTCAATCGATCAGCAACAAACTGTATGAGGTTATCGCTTCCGGTGTTGTTTAACCGGTGTTGTCGATGTGAGGTTGTGACGCGTAACGTTCATCTTTCAGATGATCCCTTTCGGTGTTACTCGGTCATGGAGTTGGTCAACCGTCGTTACGAATAAGATATATCCCGGACATGAAGGCGCTACGCTGCTGATTGGATCGGCCTCCGGGAACGAATTAAAAAACGTGATTATGAAAGTACTTATCCAAAAAGAAGTAAAGACAAAACGCTTACGTGAAGTAAGAATCGGGGAAACCTTTAAAAAGGAAATGCACATTGCAGAACAGGTAACAACCCTTTATATCATAGGAATCCCCGTTTTCCGGAAGAAAGAATTATTCAGCGATTAATTCCCTGATCTGATCAAGACTTTGATCTACATACAAAACAGCAGTAGCATCCGGTCTTGAATAGGCAAAATGCACAACAGAACCAGACAAGTCGCTTCTTTCAACATAAGAAATAGAATTAACATTCACGATAAATTTGTCTTTCCCAGAATTTAGTTCAATAAACTTGCTCATTTTCTTAATTTTTTTGATTTGACACTACAAAGTTAAGAAAACCCGGTACAAAGGCGCGAAGCTGTCGATCGGATCGGCTGCCGGGGACAAATTTTTACTCAACTAATTCTTTAATTTTTATTGTTTACAGCTAACGAAGTTGGCAAAACCAACTTATCCGTATCCTCTTGCGACAAGCCGATACGGTTTCTTTTTTGACTCTTTTTATTTCCATACTATATAACTCGTGGCAATCCCTATCCGGGTATCCTTGCGGTGGTTGGTTAAGAAGACCGTATTGCCACATAACAAACATTGATATGAAAGAAATATTTATTCCGCCTTAGAGAAGGTTGGCGGCCAAATAAACAAGGTGAAAATTTTAATTATATCAACGTGTCTCGCCTAAAAAGCTCACCTGGGTTTACACGCGGATCGAGTCCGCGATTGGCCTCAGTTATTTTTTATTGGTTTAGAATAAGTAGTAATATCGCCGTATCGGCCTGTGACAGGTAGATACGGTTTCCTTTTTGAAACAAATTTAAAAATCAACGATATGGAAACAGAAAACAAAATCATCTTTGTGATGGCCTTGCTTATGGCAATAGGCAGTGGTGTCGGGATGTTCTACAACTATTCCCTTGTTCTCTTCTTTGCATGTGGCCTTTCCTTATTATATGCAATACATAAGGAGGAACGGAAATGAAGGAGATCTACATCAAGAACCCGGACGGCGATCTTTGCTACGACGGAGAAGAAACCAATGATCCAGAATTCGACGAAATGTTAGAAGATTGGAGGTTTGAAATGAACACGTACAACTATTAATAAATAAGAATTATGAATGATTTAGTAAAAACTGAAGAGCTTGACGTTCCAGTAAAGCCTAATTTGGCTCCAGTAGAAGATGCTGTATTTACACTTGATCCCCAAAATCCAAACAAGGCCCTGACGGATATTGACAATGCGATCGTTGTTCCCTTACAGGCGAATATGGAAATGTGGAATCCCGTCAGCGAAGGGGATACGATGGTCGGTCTTCTAAACGGTTTTACGGTTTTGCAAATGCAGAGCATGAGCAACCCGGAAACTACCGAAGACGTTGAGTGCGCGATCTTATACACACCCAAAGATGTTGTCGATCCTAAGACTGGAGAAGTACAAGGCCGTAAACTGGCAAAAGTCGGCATTGCGGCCAAACGCGCTGTGTCCTTTCTTAAAAGCGTACCCCGCTCAACCATGTGGACCATACGCTTTACAGGTGAACAGAAGAATAAAAACAACCAATTCAAATCAAAGACTTTCGAATTTTATCAAATGACGAAAAATGACAGCAGACGAACTCATTAATATGGCGATAGCCGAAGGCATAGATGTCAGTAGCCAGCCGGCATCTGTGCCGATGTCTATAGATTACACGCGGTCATTGAAGGATTATGCCACAGCTGGAGAGATAGCATCTTTTCTTCACGCGCGTAAGAAATCCCATCACATTTACTCTAATACCCTTCGCAAGAACGGTATCGTTGTAAAAGAAGATATGGGAAAATACCTTGCATCGAAAGATTATATCAATTCCGGTGCACTCAAAGAGGCCATCAAATCCCCTCTTCATCTTTTTTACGCGGTAGAATCCGGTTGGAAAGACCGCTTGGAGGCTTACGAAAAATCCAAGAACTATTTTGTCCTCGGAGAATTCATTCACCAAGCGATACTCGAACCTCGCAAGTTTTCCAGAGTAGTTGTCGAACCCGGCTTTAAATTGAACACGAAAGATGGTGTAAAAGGGCTTGTTTCTTTCTGGGAGGACAAACTGGACCAGTCCCAAGAAGAAGATGGCGCACCTGATAAAGAGAAAATCAAAGACATTGTAGTTCAAGGAGGTTTCGATCTGGACAAAATGGACGGCCTTAAACAATATTACGCGGCACTAAAAGCAGCTTCCGGTTTCCAAGCCATAGACGAACCAAACAAACTAATAGTAGATATTATGTATTCGAACTATCGCCGTTACGGAGACGGTCTGTTTTTCGAGCTACTGAAGCATAGCAAAAGGGAAACATCCATCTACTATCAAGACCCGATCTATTCAATTCCGCAGAGAATTCGCCCTGATGCAATGCAGTTTGAAGAAAATATAGGAGCCAATACTGTAATTTCAGTGAAGTCCACCAGAGCCGAAAGTATCGGACATTTTACATATCAAACTGCCAAACTCTGTTACGAACTTTCAGAAGGGATGTACTTAGATGTTGCCAGTGCTGTCACAGGTCGGGACTTTAGAAGTACGATCATGATAATGGTCCAAACTATCCCGCCTTTTGGTATTGCAGCATTCGTTTGGGACCCAGAAGATCTCGAAATTGGTAAATACAAATACCGTCAAGCCTTACAAACCGTAGCCGAATGCCGGGAGAAAGGTTTGTATCCTGGATATGATGCGTATGCCGAATCCGGAAATTTTGGGCTTATCTCTATGAAACAACCGGAATGGAACACAAAAGAACTTCATCCGGTAGATATTGACAATTAATTATTAAATCCTCATAATATGGACAAATTTTTAGGACAGGAACAACCCGAAGAAGATAGATGGCAATTCATTCAAGACAATGCCGATGCAATTGAAGAAATTGGTTATACCCATCGTTTTACACCCGAAGAATTAGCACAGAAAAAAGAATCTCTTGCTGAAACTTCTATTGAAATCAACGACATCGAAGAAGAAAAGAAAGAAGTCATGCAAGAATACAAGAAGCAACTGGAGCCTCTTGTTTCAAAAAAGAAACAACTTCTTGAACACATCAAGAAGGGATCGGAGTTCAGAGAGAACGAGCAATGTGCCAAAATCCTTTATCACGACGAAAGGATGGTTGGATATTACAACAAACTCGGAGAGCTGGTTTATTCCCGCCCTATTATGCCACAAGAAATGCAAAAAACAATTTTCAAAAATTTAAAAACAGGAACAAATGGCTGAAAACAAATTGAACGTAGTTGTGCCTAAAGACTATAACGGCACACCAATCCAAGTAATATTAAGAGAAGGAAAAGCTTCAAATGTAATTGATCCCAAAGAACCGGAGATTGTGGTTATTGATGGAACAATCGAAGCTCCGCAAAGATGGCTGGAAAAGCGTATTGATCTGATCGACCAGAAAGCATCCAATATCATTGTAAACAGAGACACAATGAAGATAGCTTTAACAACAGACGAAACAAACTACTACCGCACAAAAATTAGCGGTACGTTGGAAGCGTCACAGGAGATTAAAGCTTTTGGTATCAATACAGATAAAAGCTGGGAATCCTCCAAACTGTCTCAGTTTTTCAAAATGCATCGGTCGTTTTTCAAGGACAAAACTGAAAATATGGAACTTGTTTCCAAGCTAAAGAACTTTAAAGCCAAGATCAATCAGGACATCGAACGAAGTCGGGAAGAAAACGGTAGCAAGGTGGATAACTACTCGCAAGTCGTCGATTCTAACCTTCCCAAATCTTTCAAGCTGAACATTCCCTTATTCAAAGGTTTTGCACCGGAAGAAATCGAAGTTGAGATTTACGCCGACGTAGATGGCCGGAATGTTTCCCTTTCTCTTGTGTCAGCAGGCGCAAATGAGGCAATTGAAGAATACAAAAACAGGGTGATTGATGAACAATTGGACGGGATCAGACAGATTGCTCCAGATATTGTAATCATAGAAGTTTGATTATGGAAGATTATTATGATTATATCCCCGATTGGGCGATAATAGAAAAGTAGTTGGTTTTTCATGGTATTTAGAATCTTTACCGCGAAGAGCCTGCGAAGGCGTAAGCGGTAAACTTGGGCGGCCAGTAATCAGGGATGAAACATTACGGAGTGCGCACGATGTAAAGAGGCCGGTTCGATGCCGGCGTCGCCCACAAACCCTTTTAGTGAAAACCTTCAAAAAAATGTCAGAAGTAGAGCGAAGATAGCGCAGGTGTTTTCCGCGCGGCATCGGTTAGCCGTTGACTCTATCTGAAAGGTGATGCGAAATTGACATAGAAGGTATGACGGAAGTGAGCAGCACTTTAACTGCACCTTGTATGTGCCCCGGATAACATGGTCCGGGGCTTTAAAATGAAACTAATTTATACATCATGAATATAGAAACAATCAACAATTGGACAGAGGCGCTTTCTCTGGTTGTCTTGATCTTAGGTATCATGGCTATTCTTTACATCGGATTATGTCTCATTAATCAAAAAAGAAACAGAAAATGGTAAATAGTAAACAATGCAAGGAAGCAAAGCCTAAACGTCTCTCTATCTCCCTGCTTCAGCAAAGATTGGACAAAGTTTTTTCCGAATACATCCGTCTACGAGATGCAAATGAAAACGGTTTCTGCCGATGTGCAACATGTGGCGAAATGTGGAGATGGCAAATAATGCAAAACGGTCATTACATAAGCGACAGCATATAAAAACCAGATACGACGAAAGGAATTGTCATTCACAATGTTTTAATTGCAATATCGGCTTACGAGGCAACTTAGATCGGTACAAGCGATTTATCATAGAAAAATACGGGGTAAAGGTTCTTGAAGAACTGGAAACAGCCAAGAATGTCATTGAAAAATGGACCATTTCTGATTATCAGGAGAAGATCAAATATTACAAAGCTGAAGTCAATCGGCTAAGAAAAGAGAAAGGACTTTAAAATGGCAAAGACCGGATTCCCCTTTTATAGAGCCGAGACAGATCGTTTTCAGGATATCCGGATCAAACGACTAAAAAAAGAGTTTAAAGGAGCCGGCTATGCTGTTTACTCATATATACTCAATGAAATCTACCGAGTAAAAGGTTGCTTCCTGGAGTGGGACGAAAGTACTGCCTTTGACGTATCTGAATACTGGGATCTGAAGGAAAGCCAAGTTGAAGAAATTGTGAAATACTGTTGTGCAATCGGGCTATTTGATAAAGGACTATTCACAAACGGGAGAGTAATAACATCACGGGCAATTCAGATAAGATACATTGAAATGAGTAAGCTGGCAAAAAGAAATAGTTTTGATATTCCCGATAATATCTGTCTTATTCAAGAAGAAATACAAAAACTTCCAGAAAAAACAAGAAAACTTCTGGAAGTTTCAGACAAAGTAGAGTATAGTAGAGAAAAGAAAAGTAAAGAAAAGTATCCTCCCCCTCTATCCCCCGCAGGGGGAAATGGAGGATGCGGAAATAATCTTTTTTCTAAAGATACCAATACAGATGGGATAGAAAGAAACTTCGAAGGACTGGCCAACAGGCTGAACAGATTATTTATCCCTCCAGACGAGTTCAACACCATTTGCCAATTGTCGAACAATGGAGAAATAGGGCACCCCATTTGGACCATAATCCAAGCTGCTGAACGAGGAGGAGCTCGGCTGCACTCTCCCGGCAAATATATTATTTCAGAACTCAAAAAAGCAATCAAGAAATGAAAATCAATGTTTTCAGAACTCAATGTAAAATAGGTTCATTTGTCAAATACAAACAGAAAACAAGAAAAGTTGTCGACATAAACCGAAGTACCAATGAGGTTTGTTTAGACCGCCGTTTGTGGGTTCGCTGTACAGAAGTCGAGTTATTAACATCGGAATAAAAATATATGATCATGCAAAAAGACTGGAAATTAGAAGAAATAAAGCGTCTCAAAAAAGAGCGCGACAGAAATTTAGCAATACACTGTAATTATGTGGCTGCCAAACATCAAAGATTGATCGACAGACTGGAAAAGGAAATCAATCAATCAAAACACGAAACATTAATACATCTATAACTACCTAAAATTTAAAAACAATGAATGTTAACATCAAAAATTTAAACCTGTCGGTAATCATGCCGGCGATCACCAAGAGTGGCCAACTCGTATGTAACGACCGCGTACCATCTAAAGAGGACAAAGTAGAGCACACCAGCGGACTGTATCTAATCTACAAAGACGGACACGCAGAGCCGTTTACCGGCGATAACCCCAAAGATTGTGTACGATACATCGGATTAAAGCACAAAGACGTATCGTTTGCTATCTCACTGGCGGAGCATGATAGTGTACAGTTGCTTGACGATGATAGCCTCGAAGTATCTGTAAATGAAACATATTACGAACGTGAATGTGATGCGCTGTTTGATTTTGACGGACAGAAAAATACGGAACGCCTTGTAGCCAGAAATCCAAAGTTGAAAAATCTGCTGGAAGATGGCGAATACATCCCTTCGTTGGGACAACTCAACCTAATGGCGCATTACAAAGACAGCATAAACGATGCGCTTGAATACATAGGTGCAGAACCGTTAGCCTCCTCGGCGTGGTATTGGTCCAGTACCGAGGGCAGCCAGTCCTACGCATGGCTCGTGAACTTCTCCAATGGCTACACGGGCAACCTCAACAAGTACAATAGTGGCAGGGTTCGGGCGGTGGCAGCATTCAGCTTTAAACTTTAACCTTTCGGTGCGCTCCTCTTGGAGCGCGCCTTGGAATAAAAGAAAATGGAACAGAGAAGGCAATAAAAAAAGAAATCAAGATGGGACAAGTTAAAAGTTTTAATGACATAATTGCTGATTATTTGAAACAACGAGCAGAAGAAGATACCCTGTTTGCTCCAAAGTTTGCCAATCCAAATAAGAGTATTGATGAATGCTGCCGTTACATTTTAGGAGAGGCTCGTAAACGAGGAACTGCTGTTGCAATGAGTGACTCGGAAGTCTTTGGGATGGCCGTGCATTATTATGACGAAGAGAATATCAAGATAGAAAAAGTTTCTGCCGGTTGTTCTGTTTCTTCTTCTCGGAAAGTAAAACTCACAGAAGAAGAGAAGAAAATAGCCCGTGAAGCGGCTATCAAACGGTTAGCCGAAGAGCAATACCAATTGCTCAAAAAGAAGCCGGCGAAAAAGAAAGCAGATACAAATGTCCAACAAATGAGCCTGTTTTGATATGAAGCCGAGAACGAAATTGGAAAAGCTGGCGACGGAGTTAAGCGGAAAACTGCCTGCCATCACGAAGGAACAGGAAGACTGGGCCAAAAAGCATCTGTTTGACCATTTTGCCTACAAATGTAAGGATGAGCTATGGTGTTCCGAATGTGGTAAGATATGGGTCAATACGAGTAAAGATAAATTGGGTGACAAAATCGAATGCCCTTATTGCCATCATCAATTGGACGTAAAGGTCAGCCGGAAGCAGAAGATCTGTGAAGAGGCGTATATGTCCATCCTGCAAGTGAAAGGCGGGTTCCAGGTGATCCGGCATATACTATGTTGGAAAAATATTCGGAAGGAAACTTCTCCGGTGTATTATGATTTTACAGAAGTGGTTCAAGAGTGGATTCGTGAAGACGGAAAACGTACGATCATAGCCCGACCGATTAATATGGGCAGTAACGGATTTGTATATAGTTCACCTCTCAGTATCAAAGGAGAATATGGAAGTACCCCCTATAACTATTACGGTGATTTATATGCGATACATGGAGAGCTTTATCCAAGGAAAGAATTACTGCCGGAATTAAAAAAACGGGGACTGAATCGACGGTTCCCAGATGTAACCCCGTCGAAATTGATACGTGACTTATTGAAAGGTGGTAACGATTCGGAATTGTGTCTGAAGACCGGGCAAATCCCCATGCTGAAGCATATGTATAGAAACGGCTTCTCCCAACTTCGCTATAAACCGTCGTTCAACATCTGCAACCGCAACCATTACATCATTAAGGACGCTTCTATGTGGGAAGATTATATGTCTTTGCTGTCTTACTTTGGTAAAGATATGCGTAACGCCCACTATGTCTGCCCTAATAACCTGAAGACTGTACATGATAAACTACTAAAGATAAAACAGGTACGTGAAGCCAAGTTGAGACAGGAAAGGGATCGAGTACGAGCAATCAGTAAGCGTGAAAAGTTAATGAAGGATATAGCTGGCTTCTACGAGCGGATGGAAAAGTTCTTCGGATTGAGAATCGAAGAAGAGGATATAATCATCCGCCCTTTGGAAAGTGTCACCCAGTTTTATCAGGAAGGTAAGGCCATGCACCATTGTGTGTATCAGAACGGATACTATAGACGGCCGGAATGCCTGATATTGTCGGCAAAGGACACGGCTGGAAAACGATTGGAGACGATAGAGGTAAACTTGAAGACACTGGATATCGTACAGTCCCGATCCTTCTGTAACGGCGTAAGCGAGTATCACGACCAGATAGTCAAACTGGTGAAAAAGAATATGAACCTGATTCGTCGTAAAATGATTGCATAAAGAAAGTAAAAAATGAGGTACGCATTAAGAAAGCAGGATAAGATTGCGGCTGCAATGAGTGAAGATTACTTAGCAAATCATATTCTAAAAAGCCTTGATAGCTTTTTCGCAAATGGCGATGATGACCAAATTATCGGAGCTATTGAGCTGGATGTCTATCAAACCATATCAGGAGAAAGCTACGCCGTGTTAAGAGTAAATGACCTCGCAGACGATAACGCAATGTTGGAGTTTGCTGTAGTGGGTCAGCAATTTGATGTATTAAAACTGGCCTTTTTGGGCAGAATGAAAGGATAGAACAATGAAACTAAAAATCAAATAAATACAGGAGGTAAAGAAATGACAAAAATAAAATTGAATTGGGCATACGCAAAGGGCGAATTAGATACTGATACATTGGAGTTGGTTTGCATTCCGGCAAGAGGGAGGCGTGTGTTTGGTCCTGATGAATTGGACGCAGAACTTTGTATAAAGGACGGTATGAACTACCAAATAGCCGAAATCCATTTAGGCGATGTGGAAAGCTCAAATATCCTTTGCAAAGAAATCGCAAGACGATGGAACGAATTTGAGGAATGGCACGAGTGCAAAGAAAATACGGAAGATGTGCCGGAACGGAATACCCCATGCTTGCTAAGGATTGAGTACAAGGAAATATCTACTGGCATCATAGAAGTCGGTTATCTTACATCTGTCTGGGGTGAATACGGATGGACGGAAGATTATCTTGACAATTTCAATGAATCCGAATTTGAAGTTACTATCACCCATTGGAAGTATATAAACAAACCGAAAGGAGTTGAAGAATGAAAAAGAACATCAGGGAGGCAATAAAGGAACATCTTTATGCAAATGCGTTTGCAACAGACCCGAATAATCCGGGTTTTGTTGATAGGTTTTTTGAACACACTAAAGCTGCGGAATGGGGCGCAGATTGGCGCATCAACAGCGTATGGCATGATGTGAAAGAACTACCGGAAAACAATACGTGGTTTTTAGCACAAATCGGGAACGATTGTTTTGATACATTCACTATGAGAGTAGAAAGCGACAGATGGAAACAATGGTGTAAGGGAATGAACATAATTCGCTGGTCATACATCAAAGATTTATTGCCGAATATGGAGGACTGAATTTATGAAAGCAATAACAATTAAACAGCCGTGGGCAAGCCTTATCGCAGCCGGGCTGAAAGATATAGAAAATCGAACTTGGAAAACAAACTTTCGGGGTCGTGTGCTTATCCATGCAGCGAAAGTGTCTGTAAAAGATGGTTGGAGCGCACTTAACGGAATGCAAATAAAGAAAGTTTCCAAACACAAGTACAAACTTTACGGAGATAATGAAGATTTGCCAAAAGGCGCAATCATCGGTAGCGTCGAGATAGTCGATTGCGTTCAGAACCACCCCTCACCGTGGGCCGAAAAGGGCGTGTGGAACTGGGTGCTGGCTAACCCTATTTTATTCCCCGAACCAATACCGGCTAAAGGCAAGTTATCTTTCTGGGAATATGATAAAATTTTAGAACCTGTGTCTGATGACGATCATAAAATTTGCATGTGCCGTATATGCGTGGATGAAAAAGTTCAGGTGATGAGTATGGGGAATTATTTTGTATGTAAATATTGCGGTGGACGCTGGTATAAGTAAATCTATAACAAAATGGAATTGAACATTATGGATAAAACGAAATGTATCACTTTCGATCCGGCAGCACAGGAGGCTTTGCCGGATCATATTAAGGCTAAAATGAAAGCAGCTCGAGACAAAGCCAGATTAGAAGCATATCATAAGCAATGTCCTTGTTGGAACAGTCACAACGATAGTTGCTATGATGATAATTGCCCTTGTGATAGAGATTGTGAGTATATGAAAAGTTTCAATTTAATAAAATATGAGTTATGACACATAAACAATTAGTTGAAAAATGGGAAGTCCAGTTAACACATTGGAAAAATTCCAGCAACAATCTCACTCTCACGGAAGAGTACAGAAGCAAGGCTCTTTATTATGCATCTTCTATTTCTGCCTTTTTGATCGATTTGAAAGATGTGAACCCTTGGATAAGCATAGATGAACAATTCCCGGAAGATAAATATCCTGTATTATGCTCTTCCTCGATATATGGAAAAGTCGTTTTATGCTGGGATGAATTAAGTCAGACGTGGAATTATCCAGAAAGCAATGAGTTTTACTGCGATTGGGATAAGGTAGATTGTTGGATGCTTATTCCCGAAGTTTAAATAACATCTAAAAATAAATGAAGTATATAAAGATATATAAAAACCCCAGAGCTGTCACCTCTGGGTAAAAAGAAATTTTTTATAAGAGTTCAAAACGATCCAAAAGGTCACATATAAAATTACCAACAACGGCTAATTTATATGCCCAATCAATCATTTTATCAATGAACTTTACTGTATTCTTTATATGAACTTTTTTCATTTTTTTATGATTTAAGTTATGAGAAAGAACCAGAAGGCAATCTTTCTCCCAAAAAGAAACAGCATTGATTGCAAGAAGATACCACTTCTCCGATGACTATCTTCCCTGTTTTGGAGTTTGATACTCTTTTGCACATTGATAGGAGTCGAACCTATCCTTTCCATTTGTCAATTGGATGTTGACTAACCGGTCAATAGTGCATTTAGACTACAAATAAACTTATTTATTATTATTGTGTCAAATTATTAAACTAAAAAATCATGAAACTAACAAAAGAAGAAGACAAAGTTGTTTGCAAGTTCTTGAAGAATATTGCAGACGAAGGTGGAGAACAGTTTTTAAAGCTGACTCAGTTTATGTTACTCCGATGGTCAGAAGAAGGCATTCGGATAAATGCCGGCGAAATTGCTTTGGCCAGGTGATCAACCATGAAGGGGAACAATACAATACCCGTATGGCTATTCAGTACTCGAAAGTTGGCAAGAAGACTTTGGAAGAGCGGGCTTATGAGATAGCCGACCGAATGATTTCTTCAAGATCAGATAATTGTGATATCCGGGAAGAATTGAAGAAGGCTATATTAACTGGATACAATTTGCATCAGGAGGGTTTCGACGATGAATGACTTAAATAGGACTATCCTAAGATTGTCTTAGGGTAGTCCTAAGAATCAACGACATTTACACTTTTGGAAACGATATATTTCCTTCTGTACTAAATGTGGGAACCTTTTAGCATAAGCTAAACTTGAAAATTGGCCTTTGCCGTTTTTACCAATTTTCCTAATTATAATTATTTTATTCCTCATAAAAATATTGTCCTATTGTTTTGTAGGACAGTGTAAATATAGAAAGTGATTTTTATATGACAACAATCGGAGTAAGAATGTTTAATATATTAGTAATCGGACTATTAAGATTAAATCTCCTCAAATATTATTTGATATTTCCAAATTAGAATTAAGAATTTATTAATCTGTCTCAGATTTGGTCACATAAAATAAAATATTACGAACATGCGCAAACAGTAATTACTATATTGGTAAAAAAACAGTTCGGAGCCGGCACGAAATAGAACCCGATTAGGCTCAAAGCACGAAAAAAATGAGCCCTAATCACATATTTGACAAACTACCGCTAAACTGAAAATTTAGCGGTAGTAGTTCACCAAATCCTATAATATCCCCCAATCCCTACATATGGAGATAAGCCATCTCGCCAATGCCATAACCGGCCGTAATACCAATTCCCCAGCGGCGAGCTTTCACTTTTTCTGTTACATAAATCGTTTTCCGAAAAATAGAAGCACTATCGAGTTGAGCATTATAGCCGGATACCCAAATATGGTAATCGTCCGTTAAGTACTCTTTTTGCGTGATCCTGATCGGGACGAAGATAGGTTCTCTGACTGTATCACCTGATAAAGTGATATACACAGGGAACATCTCTGGAACCGTCTGGATCACCGTTTCATAAACCGGATAAGGGACTCGCTCTCTAAGAGTGTCAACACGGACGAATGTATCGATTTTGCAGACAAGTTTGACCTCTGCTTTCTTCGTGTACCGGCCGGCCAAAAAGCAAAGAAGACAGAGAATCAAAATCAGTATTACATGCCAAGATTTCATAACAAAATCCATCCTGTTATAACATCCGGCATATCGGCCTCTACCCCATTCTCCACACGGCTCATACCTGCCACAATACGGATCATCTGCTCACGGTCGTTCACATTGATTGGATCATCAGCCGGAATTCCGGCATAGTCTGATACGGCCTTGATATAGGCTTCCGTATGGTTTTCTTTCTGTGGGGCCCAACGGGTAATCATCTTACGGATAGTGTCGAGCTTGTAATTTTTGAAGTAGTTAGACAATATTTTAAACATCGCCCGGTATCCGTAAGCCATTGTTGTAAATTGCTTAAACGACTTATCCTTGCTTGGTCTCACCTCGCCCTGAAATAAGTCGCCATTGATCCGGATATTTCCGGGGTTACACAGGCGCAAACCGCGAGGTAATTTCATATTTATGCTCTTTTCCATTTGTAACCTCCAGCTCTATTTCTTTTATTTAAACAAACATCTGATATTCTTTTGGGGTTTACTCCAGTTATAGCTCCAGCTTCTTTAATGCTTTTAAAGACGGCAATCGTGTTACCTTCATAATCAAGCATCGCAACCGGTTTTTTGTTGCGTTCTACCAACTGAGCCAAAACATCAGGATGTAGCTTCTTGCCCTTTTTCGCATCACTCATCTTTCGTATTGTTTCCGGTGAAAATTTAACCCCTTTTCTTGATTCGGATTTCTTTTTTAGAGTTATCTTATTATTGACATTCATCTTATGGTTACACCATTTTAAATTCTCTACACGATTATCATTTTTTATCGTATTTAAATGGTCTACTTCAGGTAAACATTCATCATTGTTTATAAATGCAATAGCTACCAATCTGTGAACAAAATAAGACTTTCTCTCCTTTTGGTTTGGGCATAATCTTACTTTCACATACCCGTCTTTATCAATATATCCTTTCAATATTCTATCGGTTTTTGAGCGGTATTTTGGCAATGATTTTACATTTCCTACAGATGACACCTGATACAATCCTTCATAACCAGGAATGTCTCTCCACTCATCGTTGTTATTTCTAAGTCCTCTTGCTGTCATAATAAATTCCTCCATTATTTAATTGTACATTAACTGTCGATTTTACTAAAACTCGCTGGGTGGTTCACGATCTGAACATCCATGCTTGTTACACTTGCGAAATTCCAACGCGTTGTTCTTGATCATAAGCTCCGTATTCTTCTCGGTCAACTCCCGGACACGCCCTCGGTATTCGTCTATCTTTTCATACAGGGAATCAATTTTAGCATCCAGTTCGCCGACGCGACGTTCTTTCTTTTCGTATAGCTCTTTCCATTCAGCAGCATATTGCGTGATATTGTCCGCTTCCGCCTTTTTAGCTTCAGCAGCAGCCTTGCGCTTGTTATATTCCCGGTAGCCCCAGTAGCCGGCAACGGGGATCAGTACGGCGGTTACAAAGCCGCCTATCACGTTCGACAGGCGGCTAAGGGTTGTAAGCAGTTCTTCTTCCATGACTTTATAGGCTACAGACAGATGAATATACTAAGATAGGTACTTGTTAATGCTGCAACTTCGATCCAGAACATCGGTTTAGTGTACAGAAAATCCGATATAATGCAATCGTTTTCATTTCGCACCATCATGGCCACGGTATAACCCACATACGCTATCCAAACCATCAAACACCACGGACAGTTACAGGCTACCCAAGCCTGCGAACCCACAAGGCAAAGTATAGCCCCCATTTTGTGTATGCCCCCCTCGACGATATCCTTGAAGTTTGGAGCAGCCCCAATGAAGAACATACCGGCACAAGCTAAGAATGCCAGCCATTCTGTGCCCGGCTTACTTACTTCCAGCACGGCCGGCATCAACAATCCGGCAGTCAGCCACATTGTAGCCATAAACCAGTGATCGTGTTCCAGTTTGTAATAGGTTGCACTGATAGAGTAAGGTACACCTTTTGCCTTTATACAAACTGCTGCCGTATAAACTGCGATAACCAAAAAAGAAATAATTAATAATAACATGATTTTCAAACTTTATTGTTTAACTTTGTTTCCGGAGACCGTAGGTCCCCTAATTTTCTTTTTTTTACAGCCTCCAATCTGTGATAGCCTGGAGGCTGTTTTATTATTCTTTCGCCACCGAACATTTTATATCTCCATTTGTTTTAAAAGAAAATACCCAACCTGGGGTTGGCGATTATCAATAATTTTTTCTGAATATACATTTGCTGTCTTTCTGCTGTGACAGCCCAAAGACAGTGTCACTAATTTATTAATACGGCCTTGCAGGCGGAGTGAAGTTTGATGTCCAACGGGCAATATTACTGATGCGAAACTCGTCAATCATACCGTTCAGATACAATCCATAATCCCGATATTTTCCGATCATTAAAGAACTATAGTACCCTGAAACCATCGTTGATGTGAAACCAGACGCATACACTCCATTTACATACACTTTCCAATATCGAGATTGTGACCTGACGATCGCAAGATGAACCCACTGATCCCGTGGCATCGTAAAATAGCATATTGCATCCCCTCGGGTTCCACCATACTGCAATCCAAAGAAAATGCGTCCGTCTGATTCCTCCATTATATCAAAGCTGTAACTTCCACCACCATTGCCTTTTGACATTATACCGTTTTTCACACCACTTTTCAGTTTAATCCAAAAATCGACGGTATAGTTTGGATATAGGGACTCGTTTATGGCATTCGTTCCACTTATCTTTACATACCCGTTTCCTGAAAACGAAACGCAATTCTTGAATTTTCCCACTACATAAGACATATTACTACCAACATAAGGCTTGCCTGAGGCTTCATCTTTCAATGATCCATCAAAATGTAGCAACAGCAAAGTATTCCTGTCTACTTTCTTCCGTCCCATCATCGATCTTATCATACCAACCTCCTTTCCGCCGAAAGTCGGTCAGATACTTGAGTTAAGAGGTGTTTACCCCCCCCCCGTTAACATTTGTAAACAATTATTTCTCATGACTTTATCTCCTATTTTTTAGTCGTTAATATCTTGTTTCATCTTTTTCAACGGCAGATCATTCTTCGTAAGCCCAATAGCGGATCAGGACAGTGCCATCACCGCCGTTACCGTAAGTACCACAACCGCCACCACCGTAACCGCCACTTTTTCTATTGCCATTTCCAGTTCCGCATCCTTTGTCGTAATCGGATTCTCCACCCATGCCCCCATTTATATTTCTGTCTGAACCACCACCTCCGGCATTTCGTTTCCCAGTAGGTTCGCCAAAATCGCGGGTTGTATGCCTTTGACCCTTTCCTCCGCCATATAGGGAACCAGCTGGATAGAGAGAGCCATTTTCATTGCGGCTGCCGATTCCGTTAGATCCATCAGAACCCGCTTTAGCCGTATCTGAATCATCTCCTGCTCCGCCACTTCCGCCGTTGCCACCAGTATATGCTCCGGCATTACTTCCGCCTGGATAACCATTACCCGCACCATTTCCGCCATTAGCTCTATAACTTGAATTTAAGAATTGAGAGTATCCACCGTTGGGGGCAACTTCAGAATACCCTCCAATTCCTCCTTTCCCAACTGTTATCGGAATTGACTGACCCGGTGCAACAGAGATAGCATCACCGTCTCTCCATCCGGATGTATCTTTTTTGAGGTTTTAGTATAGCCGCCACCTCCACCGCTTCCATTATGTCCTGCACCCCCTCCTCCGACAAGAAACACATCAACCTCCCTACATCCTTTAGGTACGATCCAGGTATAATTCCCGGCAGGATAGAACCTCTTGGTGAACAACTGCAACTTCTTCCGTCCCATCATCGACCGTCTCATCTACGCCCTCCTTTCTTACGATAAGAGGTCGTAACTTCTTTATTTAGAGAGCATTTTACCCCCCCCCGTTTAACTTTTAATAACATAACCTGTTTCATTGCTTTACCTCCTGTACAATTGTGGGCAAGTCTTTCAAGTCGTTCGGATAACCTGTAACGGTTGTCAGAATGCAGAGATAGATCACACCGTATTGTTCATAATATTTGTCTTTCTCGAATGCCATACCCTGCACGTATGGAATAGGATCATCAAGCGTGCCTGCGTGCTCAGCTTCAACGATCTTATACAGTGAAGCAGTTTCTATGCCCGGTTTCCAATCGGCTTGCAGCTTGTGCTTTTGTATCACTTCAAACAAAGTGTCGCTTTCTCCTTCCACTACTCGAAGCCGGAAGCCTATTTTAACTTCCTTGCCAAACTCTGCATCTTTCTCACCCCAAATGGGGAATAAGACCTGCATCTCCAACGCTTGGCTGGCTGTGAGAGACACGCTGTTCATCATCGCACGGGCAAAGGTCACTGCCTGCGCTTCCGGGGATTTAGCGATTGCCTTATCTGCTTTAGTTTGCAAGGCTGCCGTTGTTGTATGGATCATTTCAGGATAGCCTTCCACCACGATAGCTTCGACCTCCTCGGCTGTTTGGGCGGCATCGATACGGGATAGCAAGCCGTCTGTCACCTTGGCGCACTGCTCCGAATAGTCCACTATTTCGTCAAGAGCAACCGTTAAGATATTCGAGGCGTACAGATGACCGCCTACTTCGACTTCTTCCTGCCGGCCACACTTGTCTTTCAGACGAAGCGTATCACCGGCATAGGCATCCTGTTCGTCGATGTAGTAATGATGGATGTCTTTGTCGTAGATTTCCTGCCGTTTGGCATCACGGGCACGCCAGAGCAATTCTTCCGGAGTCGGTTCAGGTTCTGGAGTGGGCTGCATGTGCCAACACTCCAACGGGGTTGCATCCGGATGTTCGTTGTGGTACTGTTCCTGTTCTTCTGAGAGCGGAAGATAAGCCCCAACCTCATAATCGTCTATATCTGTACTTATGAGATAGGAATCAGGAAGTTTTACTTTCGTTTTCCAAAAATTAATGTCTTTATGAATGTATATCATATTGCTATTCTTAATTGTGATAATATAAACAAATTATACCCTGTCCTCCTTTTCCTCCTTTACGTGACAGACTACCACCTCCTCCGCCACCAGCTCCAATGCCACCATTTCCGCCATTCGTAGGATTGCTTGACCCTGAATTTCCACCATTTCCACCTGATTCAAGACCTGCCGCCCCACCACCTGCTCCAGATCCATCCGAACCAGATCCGTTCGAGCCTTTCCCCGAAGTTCCACCTCCTCCAAATAGGCCAATAGGAATAAGTACATTGTTATATTTATATCCTGTACCACCTTGATAAGATTGACTATTTCCACCTTTATAACCGCCCATACCATCTGCATTACTTACACTGTTTCCACCGGTCATTCCTGACGATGAATTTCCATTACCCGACATAGATGCGCCTGAACCACCAGCATAACCGTAAGAACCATTCCAATAACCAGGAGAGCCTCCACCATTATTACAAATCGCGATATCGGAAGATGGGTTTTCTACCAACTTTGATAGAATGGTATATATACTGTCTGGTATTTTAGAGCCATTACCAAGCCCTCCTGCTCCCTCACTATTACCTCTTTGCCCTCCAGCACAGATTATCGTATCCCCGTTTATTTCAAGAGTTGTACTATCCCCATCAGTTTGTGCATTTACAGGCTTTGCAATTTTACAAGTCAAAGTTTTCGGTAGCAAAGAGATTTTTATATTACGAGCAAATGCTATTGTTCCAGAAGCTCCACCGCCACCACTGTTTGTGCCACCTCCGCCGCCACCTCCAACGATTAGCAAATCCACAAACTTATATTTTTTCTCTATTATATAATTCTGTTGGATACCTAAAGGACTTACCAGCTTTACCAATTTAGGCACTGTATTATATAGATTACCTGATATCAATCTACGTTTCATCTCTTCCTGTTTTGAATTATACCCTAACTACTATTATCCCGTGTTCTTTCTTCAAGGATACACCTGTCGGTTTCCCGTTCGGTAACGTTACACTTGATTCCTCGGACTGCCAGCCAGAACCATTAGGGACCGGTTGGTCAAAGTCCGACCCGGAACTGTTCAAGATCGACAGATAGAATTCCAGCATTTCCGGTACGCTGGCGATATCGGCAAAGTTGATCGCTTGCGGGGATTTGCTTGTGTATTTGAAGCGAAGGTTATACGGTGATGACGGAAGAGCCGCCAGAGACTCGACATCGACATACTCTTTCAACCTCAAAGAGTCCGATACCTTCGTTTTCTCTTCATTGCTGTAATTATTGTCGGTATGGACATAAGCAGCGTCCTTGACCGTATGGTCGTCATTCTGTAACTGGGATAGCCTTGTCGGAATCGCCTGCTGGACGTTTGTGATGCTCTGGTTCAGCCCGGCAATGATCCCTTGCAACGTCTGTGTGTCCTCTACGTTGGCAAGAAAAGCGATGATCTCGTTAAATGACTCGATGGCACTCGATGCGTCACCCGAAACGAGCGTGTTGACCTGCTGCTGCAAGGCTGTCAGCGCGTTCCTGATTTCCGTGTCGTCGTAGCTTTCCCCGTCCTGTCCTTCGGCTACCACACCCGTATCCTCTTCGCCTATTTTCCAATGCTTGGTTTCCGGATCGATCGAAGGAACCGGGGCATCGTTTCCCCGAAGGTTCGGGGTGTCAAACTTACCTTCAGCCGTCGTGATCGTCAGGATATAGGTCGTGGCATCATTCGTTTTAACTGTGACCTTCACCTCCTGCATGACGGCCGGCAACTGGGCAAACGTATGAACGCCATCAGCCAGCTTCATGTTGAATTTACCATTTTCCAAACGTTCAAATAACCAGACTGATGTAGGGTAGACGGTTGCGTTATCGGCCCATTCAGCCGTCGTCAGTTCGATCTGTTGATAAATAAATGCACCTTTCTTACTCATTGCTTAAATATCCTTGTTTTATCGTTCGTACTGATTCATTGTAATAATTGGCTCCTGTCAGATAAACATTACCGGGCAAGGCTGTACCGCTGCCGGATTCCTGCCACGAGGCTTTTCCCCCGGCAAGATCATAAAGCCGGTAGAATACATATTCGCCATCTTCCGCTACACGCACATCATCACCGATACGAAAATTGATGGTTGTACCGTCGGTATTGACATAGCTCAATGTATTTTCGTCCGGGATAGCCTCCAACGTCGGGATCTCCGGTTTGTTCTTGATATAATTGGGCGATTCCTTTCCTGAGAGCCAATCAGGGCGAATACCGGAAACGATCCCTTCTGCAGCCTCGGCGGCAGTGTTGGCCCGATCAGCTGCCTCATTGGCTTTTTGAATAGAAATCTCTGTACTTGTTTCCCGTTTGGTTTCTTGACTTTGACGAATTTCCTCCTGGTTCTGGCGAACCACTTCCGCCGCTTCCCGCTCTTCTTCTGATACTCCACGGACTATTTCAGCCGCTTCCCGTACGGCTTCGGCCTTGATACGTTGCTCTTCGGATAAAGTACGAAGCGATTCAGCCTCGACACGGACTGATTCCGACTCTTTGCGTATGCTCTCGGCCTTCGTCCTTTCAACTTCTGTTTCCGTTCTTGTCTGTTCCGCCCTTACCCGACTGGCTTCTACCTGAACGCGAGACGATTCAGATTCTATCCTTGCTGTTTCGGCTTCCTTGCGCAAGTTTTCAGATGTATTTCGCTCACTCTCACTTGTTTTGCGTATGGTTTCAGCCTCCTTACGGACCGTTTCCGATTCCTTGCGTTCTGTTTCGGCGGTTTGTCGCTCTGATTCATTGCTTCTGCGAAGAGCTTCCGCCTCGGTCCGTTTCGTCTCGGAATTCTTACGGGCAATCTCGGAAGTGGAACGTTCCTGCTCAGCGGCAACCCTTTCGATCTCCGCTTCTATACGTGCTGCTTCCGCCTTGATTCGCTCCGCCTCCTGTTCACAGACTTCCACGTTCGTTTGTTCGGTAGCCTCGGCGGCCGCATTGGCCCGGTCCGCCCCGGCATTGGCTACCTCGGCAGCTTCCAGTGCCGGAGCCTGGAACTCGGTCAGTACATCATCCGGCAATTCATGCCAAAGTTCTGCAATCTGGTCTTTCGTCAAGTCCGTAAAGTGCCAGCGAAGATCATCAATGGCAATTAACGACCGCCAGGCCGTATCTTCCTCGCTCTTATATTTCCACTCCAAACCGGTGTCACCTTTGCGAAACTCCGGGGTTTCGCCCGCGTCACCTTTCAAATAGGACAATTGTATCAACGTCTTCCATTCGGACGGTTCGCCACCGGAAACACTCACCTTACGCCACTGGATGGCCGTTCGGTCCGCATCGACCTGGAACTCGACATCATGACCGTCCACACCTTTCAATATCTCAACGGCTACGCGGACCAGCTTGTAACTTGCTCCCAGGGATTGCAGGACGGGAAGTGACGTTATACCGGAAAGGCTCTTTACTTCCTCCCATTCGCCCGGATCCTTCGAATTGCTCGATATGAGCTTTTCGACCTCGACCGCGATCTTTTGTAAGTCTTCTATCGTGAGTATCTTACCGTCCGATGTAATTATATCGCCTACTGCCATACATGTTCCATTTTTTATTTAAAGTTCATTCCGCATCCGAAACCTGTACCGTCATTTGCTTCTTTTCCTGGAGCTTCTCTATCAGAATAGCAACAATACTTTTTTGTTCTTCACCCGTCAATGCATCCGGATCAGAAAGCGACAAGGTCAGACGTTTTCCTTCCGAGTAGTTCATATACCCTACCTGTTTGCCGTCCTTCTTTATGTAAGATACAAACGAATGTTTGTTTTCCGAGAGGTCATGGGTTGCCATATATTCGGCCGACACATTACCGGATTGGACTGTTCCGTTTGATGTCAATACCTGTGTTTCCATATGCCTACTTTTTTTCTATCAGTTCTACAATCTGTCCATATCCTCCCGGATTGAGCACCGCAGCGGCCTGCTTGACCAAAGCTGCTTCCTCGGCCGTCAGCTCCACTACGCCTTTTGCCTTGGATATCTTGCAATACAATTCATAGGAGGCAAGCTTCTGTTTCGCGACCATCTCGGCATCCGACGACGGACGGATAAAATCCCCGCTGAAAAGAAGCAGGCTTACCGTTTCATCTATCATCTTGGCTTTTTCTTCCTCGCCTTTTCTTTCTTTTATCTCTTCCCCGTTCCAAGCTTTGAACGGCACATGCAAATTCAGTTTCATAAATTTCTATTTTTTTGAGATTAAAAATTATCTGTATTAAAATCAACCGAACGTGGCTTTGTACAAGCAACGGCTATGCCATTGTCAAATACAAACCAAGTATCGCTGTTATCTATTCTATAAGCCCCTTTTAAGCCCCCTCTCACATTCCCTTTCGGACTCTTGGTGAAATATCCATCTGAATAGATATAGCCATCAAACCAAGCAGCCCAAACAGTGTCTCCGGATGGGTAAGAAGGAGATTGTTTGCTAGAACCATAAATCGCTGCTGAACCGGGAGCACGTCCTATCGCTTTCACTCCAAAACGGCCTTGTGTGGACGCTCCAAATGCGACATCAACCAATCCGTCATTATTATTACCATAACCCATTTTTATAGTGCGGGATTTATCCCCGAAATAATCCAAACCTTCCCATACAAGACGATTATTTATTATCTTGAAAAGGCCAATCTGGCCACCGTTCGCCGTAATTGTCCCGCTAAACGTCCCGTTTTTGGCAGTCATATTTCCAGATCCGTCTATGCTGAAGCCACTATTAACAGTAGTATAACCTTCCAAATGTATCTGGTCTGCACCTATTGCGACCGTGCTTAACTGCTTGCCTACATATGTGGAAACATAAGCCTGAGTCACCAGCTCCCTATCGTTAACTTCTTCCGCAAAAAGCGAAGCGAATCCCGACTTGGTGATGAAACCAGAGGCCTTTACATATCGGTCCAAATTGTTCACGTCAGTCGTTACCGCCTCAATACTATCCGCCTGGATGTCGATCTGGCTTTGCAGTTGTTGTTTAAGACTGTTAGTCCCGTTTTGGTATTCTGAATAGGTCACACGGGCATTGATATCGTCCGCCATGATACTAAGCTGGCTGTCATAGCGGCTCGTGATCACTCCTTCGGAATCCTTGATCTGTTTCGTGGCCCATAGCTTGATCCGCTCCTCGCTCTGCTCTATGCCGGTGGCAAGGTAGAGGAACGCGTCAGCCGCACTATCGTTACGGAGCGTCACGCCGTATATCAGTATTTCTCCTGTAAAAGCAATGTCGAAATCACCTTTCTCATCCCACATACCGGTATGGTAATAAAGGGTATAACCGCCCGAAGGAGGCAAACTTTCTTCTTTGTAAAGTTCCGATCCGGACACCCCGGCACGCAATGTACCTGCCCTTAATACCCGGTAATGGAAAGAGAAAGAATAGGTGTATTTTCCATCCTCGCTCGGATTGGAATGCATCGGGATATCCATTAAGTCGTTTGCCTGACCGGCACTACTGTTCAGAATCCTCAAGACACGACGGTTTCCGTCACGGTACATACCAACATACGTTTCTTTATCCACATAGAAAGAGGACGGCAGCCAAAGCCATCCATCTTTGACTGGGATGTAATGCACCAGGCTCTTCGTATCCCAATAATAGGTGTTGGACGCAAACGAAGGGTTCCGGAGGATATTCCCCTTTTCCCCAGATATATCATTTCGTACACCCTCTATCTCGCTACGGAGCTTGCCTTCCATCACTTCGAATGTCTGCTCAATGGTGCTTCCGTCTTCCAGGTAATAGGTGCTATGCTGAAAGATACCACCATTAATATAGATGCCATGCCCTGTAAGGGTACGCCCGTTGACCGTCAGCCCCCCCAGATTCCCGATGCGGACCTTCGTATTGTCGGCTATGAGTTGCGGACTGGTTACTTCATCGAGCACATCTATATAAGGAGCATAATCGTCGGAAGAAGTCAAATAGATAAGCCCCTGGCGATTCTTCTCCTCAAGGTTCCCCATACGGAACGCTACGTCACCTGCCTTTGGCACGCTCCCGCCCTCGATCACTTTAAGGTCGAACCTCTCCGATGTCACGTTTTCCACTTCGGCAAACAAGTAACGGATTCCACCTTTCCCGTCCCGTTGCTGGATACGAACAAGGTCACCATCCCGAAGATTCATGAACATTTCGCCCCCCATATCGTCCATCTCACAGCGATAACGACGTGTTCCGAGCGGAGTGACCGTCTTTATCTTGTTAAAATCTGACACGATATGGGAACCGTTCAGCCCCAACACTTGGGAATAAACCAGCTCGTAGACTTTAAATGTCTTCCGCACCGTCCAGTTGTCCACCGTACCGGAAGCTGTAGGCGAATCAATACGCCAGCCATAACCGAACATACCGGAAGCAAAATCACGGCTGCCTATGGAGTTTCCTATAATTGCATCCGAACGGATCACAGCCGATTCACCTTCAATACCACCATCAGCCGTAATTTTCCAACCATTTCCCCCTTCAATACCGGTCAAAAAGTCAGGTGAACCGATACTTTCATGAAATCGGATGTTTCCTAATGCGTAATCGTCTATATCTTTACGGATAAACATGCCATCCATTTCTATAATGGCACCACGTATAGCGTCTTCTATCTCCTTCAGTGCCCGAAGTGCCGTAAAAGCATTCGTATCCGATGGCCGGATATCATCGTTCAGCTTTATATGATAAATACCACTGCCACTACCACCAGTCCCCGGAGTACCGATACTCGCGATTACTTCTGGCTTAATTTTAAGTATAAGATTGTCATTTTCAACCTCATACAACAAATCACCCTTATCTTCATCTAACTGATATCTCATTGTATTTTCGGAAGGACTTGAACTGCTATTTTCAACATTCGCTCAGCGACATTAGGCATCTCGAATATATTATATACCAAATAAGCACAAGCGTAACAAATCGCGGGCATTAATGATTCACCGTAATTCGAAAGACTATCATCAGATAAGTCCGTCATGCTTTTTACATAATTGAAATATTGTAATTCACCGGATGGAAAACATTCTATACACAGCCCTGTCTTATTATGAGAAAAAACGCATGAAGGTTTATTTACACCACTTCGGGTAACGGCATTGTGTTGAATTTTATAGTCTTCACTTCCAAATGGAGAAACTCTCTGGACCTCTCTTTTCCATCCCGAAAGACGTAGAGACACAAAACGTAAAAAATCTTGCGGTAAAGGAATTACCGTACAACCTTCACTACTTGTTCCGCCAGATGTCATATTTCCGGTGTTCAACAAAGCAATAGAGACATTTTCATCCTGTGCTATGAGATTTATAGCATCAGGTATAACAGATTCTATATACTCTGCCAGCTTTACTGTATCTTCTGATAACAATGAGAGATTTTCTTCCTCGCCTATCTCATTCATTATCGCTCTGGTTTTATCTATTATACCCTGCTTTGTCATGATTATCTCATATTAGGGAATGATACACTCTTTTTCTTGGCCGCTTCTTTTACATCCTGTTTACTCTTCAGAGAATCTAACTGGACACCATGCTTGGTGACTAACACGTTTATAGCATCCTGAACACGCGTAATGTAATTATACTCTTTTACCTTACCGTTGCTTGCTACTCTCTCTTTAGACTGCATAGGCGAAATTACTTCAAGAAAGAAAAGCTCACCATACCTTGGGTCTGACTCTATTGCATCTTGCAACCGTTTGTCAGAAGTTACAAATCTCGCAGATACCCGTGATACCCCAGATGGAACACCTCCTGTAAATTCAATACGTCTTGGAATACCACCTACATTAATAATCGTCGAAAGTTCGGCAGACGATGTACCATATATTTTCTTATACATAACCTTATCTCTATCTAAAAAGGGAGAATCTAAAAAATGCAGAATCTCCCTTTTCTAATTAAACATTAATTATCAGGCTCCGATATAGACATCTCCATCATACTTTACCCATTTTGTCCCATTCCACTGAGCCAACATACCGGCCTTCAACTCATCGTTGGTTCCAGTCGATGCGACATCCTTCTTCAAGTACAGGATAGCGCCTTCCTTATTTCCCTCACTTGGCAAAGTCGCACCATCATTTGTTTTTGCCTTTACAAGATCTGGTTCCGCATCATTGAAACCGGACGTGTTCGGCTTGATCAGCAGATGACTGTATCCTTTCAACGTTAAACAGTCTGTCTGAATCGTAACATTGCGTTCAGCAGCTTCGCCCTGCGTTTCCATATTGATATTCCGTCGCTCCTCCTCCATTTTGTAGAGAACCAACATATCAAGATCAAGACAAATACCGATCTCCGACAAACCAACTTCGTCCAGAATAGGCAAATGGACAACATTCATCGTTCCGAAAGAGCTTTCGAAGGCTTGGAATTTGATACCCCATTTCTCTCTGGATTTCACGTTAATATCTTTCGTCAACGTGTAATCGACTGTCATCATATCTTCCAACAAATCCTTGCCGACACCTACAAAGGCTTCCTTGCTTCCGTTGTTACCGGTAAATTTCATTTTGGTAATACCGATAAAATCCGCAAAGCTGAACTTACCTTTCGTATATTCATAGTGTTTCTTGATGGACCACATGATACCCTCCTGAAAATACACGTTTTCAATTCCACGATTCGGATATTGCGCATCCTTGATCGCGATCTTACCCTTGATACCCAGCAAATAGGACACTTCGCATTTGCGACGGAATTCCCAAAGGTCATTTTCCATCACATCTTCCTTATCCCAGGCCACCTTTTTCTTTACATTCTCAAAATATTCGGTAAACTTGGTGTTGGACATCTTCCGCTGCATATAGACTTCGCGAGGCGTAGGCGCCTGATTGGTCGGAGGACAGAACAACTGGCTTTCGCTGCCGGCCTTGGCCATACAATACAAGGCCGTGCCCTCCGGAATAGAAGGAACATAACATTCCACGTCTGCCGGGTTTTGCTTTTTCCCATTAATGGCTACAACTACTGGAAGCCCCGACGAAGCATCCAGTGCCACAACATAAAGCATCAGATCCACACCGGGAGTGACCGTCGAACCGTCGCTTGCATAACCGTCCACTCCACGAACGTTGATTGTGTCATATACGTTAAACACACTGCCGTCCGCTGCATCAATAGGCAATGCTACACGTTTTTTACTTGCAGACTCCGTATGTTCAGCGTTCGTGATACAAGTGATACGGGAAGCATCGATATTATAATGCTTGACAACATAATTCGTTTTTCTCTTTTTCTTTGCCGCTTTTCGGGCAACCGTGTCAATCGGGAAAAAATCAGGACGGAATTTCGCAATATCCTCGTCTATGTCTTCAGCTATGATATCGCCCGTTTCACCACCTCTTTCCAAAGTGGTCACAGAAGTATCCTGCCCTCCTAACTGTGTTTGCAAACCCTCATGGCCTTCCGTAGCCGTTCCCCCTTCTGGTGCTGGCGGAGCAACAGTTACCCCTTCAGCCATAAGGACAGACGCATCTCCAAACGCAATCCCAAGAATCATTAACACCAAGGATAAAATAAATCCCTTTTCGTTTCTCACATAATTTACAAATTTTCCCATCGCTTTACTTATTAAAAATTGATTAATCATTCCATACGCTCGACTTGTAAGAAGGCTTTTTTTCGGCACGTTTAACCGTTGAAGCGGTGCTTGCCCCTAATCTTGGCAATCCGTCACCGGCATTATCCTTTCTCATCCTGTCAATCTTTTGATTTCTCCCTGCAACAACACCAGACTGAAAAGATTCTTCAATGTCAGTCTTATAATTCATGGCATTGTATAACATTTCCAACAGTTCGGTAGTGTAGTTTCCTTTGAAAATGGGCTCAAGTATCCGGCTGTAGGCACTGTCAAGAAATTCATCGATATCGATTTTTCTGGATGTGGCAAATTCATCCAGAACCGGTAAACTCGCTTCAATATTTACATCGTATTCCTCTTTGCTTTTACGCATGGATTCCAATTCTTCCATGCGCTCTTTCTCGGCATTCTGCAAATCATTCCACTCGTCCGAACCTTCTTCTGCTCCCAAAATATCCTTTCCGAAATATCGTACAAGAGCCGAAGTTGCCCCCCTTTTACCGCCAGCCATGTCCGAAAGGACTTGTGCAAGGCGCGGATCTTTTGAAAGTATTTCGGTCATACGCTCTTGTGATTCGTCATTCTTTTGCCGATAATCAAGCATATCAGAATAAACAGAGTCTTCGTCTTCACCATAAGACTCTCCCATACGAGAACGCATATAATCCAAATAAGCCTGTTTCTTGGAAGGTTTATTTGTCGTCCCTGAAGATCCCACAGGTACTTTTTCTTCTTCGTTTCCTACATTATTATCCATGAAATAATATTTAAAGTATTACTTTAGCAAAGTAAAGACATTATTTTGTGGTTTAATCTGTTATAATGTTATATATTTGAACCATTATAACAAACCAAAGCATTTTTTCATGGCAAAAACAGAGAACTGGCAAAAAAAAGATGATGTATTTAAGGCATACGAAAGGGCAATAAAAGAATTGGGGGATGTTGCACGCCGGGTTCCCAAGAATACGATCATAGAAAAAGCGATGTCTTATCCGGCTCCAAGGTATTACATCACCTTAGAAGTCGCTATCAGAAACATATCGCTTATGTATAGAGGGATACAACCGGACATGTACAACCCCATGAAAATAGACATGTACGACAGTATTTTCAGGAAATTTGTTGCAAAAGGGCTAAAATATCCGGGATATAGCTATTTGGAAACCATCATCAATAATGAAGCTCCTTCTTTCTATATCGAAAAAAGGCAATTTGTACGCATTATCAATGACAAATTAAAAAGAAAATGATCCTGGTATTCATATTTATCCTTTTTTATTCCCTATCACGGTACTACGATCTAAGCGATTACGGACTGTCCTCCGGATTCCGATATTGGCAACTGATTACATACAATTTCATACATCTGACCTTTATGCACATGTTCTTCAATTCAATCGGATACCTGATATATAAGCCGGTGATTGCAGAATATTATGGACGCAAAGCCCCAATTATCGTAATACCAATATCTGTAATCCTGTCTTCTGCAATCTTTTGCTCTGGAAAACCGACATTCGGCGCATCAACCATCATATTTTCCATGATCGGCATGTATTTAAGCAAGATATGGCAAGATGGGCATTCGAAGCGACAGAAATATACAATCATGCTGCTTATAATGTTAATAATGCAGTCAATATTCGGCTATAATGTCATTAATTGGAAAATACATATTTCAGCTTTAGCAATCTCATTCATTTTATCTCGATTATGCACGACATTCACAATGATTTCGAGATCGAAAATATCTTGGAAGAAAACAGAAAAAGACACGAAATAATAAACGCACCATACAATCCAGTCACCGGTCTTGGCGCCGTAGGGGAACGAAAAAAGATTTCAATAAAAGACTCCCCTATTGGCGATATGTATTTACCGGTTGAATTGATAAAAGAAAACCTGTTTATCCGTAGACTCGCCAAATACGGATTCAAAGGATATATTATCCGATTTATTAAAGAAGTGGAGTATTCCGAAGAAGCCCTAAACCAGCTTTGGATTGAATTTATAAAATATCGGATAATATACGATTTTGAATACTGGGCCTATTCATTCATCTTTATAAAAGATAAAGTGAGCCCAAAAGATATCCCATTTAAACTAAACCGTGCGCAAAGAAGAGTACTGAATAAACTTGAAAAACTACGAAAGGCCGGAAAGCCTATCAAGTTTATCCTCTTAAAAGCACGACAGTGGGGAGGATCAACACTCGTCCAAATTTATATGCTTTGGATAATGCTCGTACATCGTCGAAACTGGAATACCGTCATTTGTGGAGATGTGGAAACACAGTCAAGAAACGTTCGGGCAATGATCACAAAGGCTTTAAACAAATACCCTTCTTATCTGCTTGGAGAAACGGTTAAATTCACACCCTTTGAAGGTTCAAGCAAAAACAAAGTCATTCAAAACACAAATTGTGTTGTCTCGATCGGATCTTTCCAAAAACCCGATACACTTCGAAGCGGTGACATATCAGGAGCTCACCTAACCGAAATTGGACTTTGGAGAGCTACACCAGGCAAAAAGCCGGAGGACCTTATCCAGTCTATATCCGGTTCCATTTATGATACAGCATATACGATTTTAGGGTTGGAAAGTACGGCAAAAGGCGTTGGTAATTTTTTTCATCGTACATGGCAACAGGCTGTCAAAGGTAAAAATAACCTGCTCCCCATTTTTGTAGCATGGTTTGATATTGATATTTATTCAATCCCTATTGATAACCACGAAGAGTTTATCCATTCTATGGACGAATACGAATGGGACCTTTGGAAACTGGGAGCTACACTGGAAGCTATTGCTTGGTATAGAGAAAAAAAGAAAGACATGAAAGATATTTGGCGTATGAATTCTGAATATCCAAGCACTCCAACAGAAGCCTTTCAATCTACCGGCCGACGACGTTTCCGGCTTTCAGACACGCTCAAACTACGCGAAACTTGCATCGATCCTATTTTTCATGGTGAAATTTCAGGTTCGGAAGAAACGGGTGTAGAAAGCCTTCAGAATCTTCGGTTGTCAAAAGAAGAAATAGGCTGCTTGTCCATTTGGAAAATGCCGGATAAATCAAAACGATATCGAAATCGTTATATTGTCGTTATGGATGTAGGGGGAGTTTCAGATGAAGCCGACTACACGGATATCACCGTCTTTGATCGCTATTGGATGATGGACGGAGGCATCCCGGAAGTGGTAGCCGAATGGCACGGCCATATCGACCATGATAAAGGCGCTTGGAAGGCTGTACAGATGGCAACATTTTATGCTGACGAGGAGGATGCTATGGTTGTAATAGAAAGTAACACGCTTGAAACAGAAGGCACGGAAGGCAATAATTTCGAATACATCTTAGACGAGATAGCAGGGCATTACTCCAATCTCTACTGTCGCACCCCGGCCGACCAAATCAGACAAGGCGCCCCAGCAAAATGGGGATTTCACACCAACACATCAACCAAGCCTATGGTTATCTCCCATCAAGCAAAAGCAATACGGGATTCTTTATACATCGAAAGATGCGAGGAAGCCGTAGACGAACACGACACATTTGAAATCAAAGAAGATGGTAAAACAATGGGAGCTGTTGAAGGAATGCATGATGACAGACTCATGACTCGTGCTATCGGCGTATGGATCTGCTATCGGATAGGTCTTCCATTTGCCGTAAATACCCCAATAGCTACACCAACCCGTAAAGTCATATCGGAAGCTACAATATGAAACGAGGCAAGATCGGAAATGATCTTGCCTCGTTATTTAAAATTATGCCCGGATTTGACCTATGATCTCAGAAGGAATTCCCTGAAGTTGCGCCATACGACCTTCCTCTTGGGCCTGCAACATCTCCGCTTCATCCCGCTTAATACTTTCCAAGATACGTTCAGCAAACGGAAGCGACGAATTTTCAAGCAATTGCTTGACATTTATTGCCTGATTTTTGTAAAGCTCCATCAAGAACTCATTCATCACCATTTGATAAACCGGAGTATTAGAACCTTCCGTAATATAGACATCTATTTCTGAATCTTGCACCTTTTCCGGATCATACCATTTACTTTCTTTCGAATAGTCCGATCCGGCAAGGTCTATATATCGAGCAGAAGTATAAAATTGCTGAATCGTCTTCATTACTTTATTGTCTCGCTTCTTTTGAAAATTACGAAAAGAATCAAGCAAGCCTTTAACATTCATACTTGAATTCTGAACCTGCTGGGCATAAAGCGAAGATGGCGTATTAGAAGATGGCGTTTGGCCTTGCATTGCAGAATTTACACCAGAAATATCATTGATAAGTTTCAATTGTAAGTTCAATAGTTCGTAATCTCCGGCAACAGCCGCAGATCCGTTATATTGATGAACGATATTCTGTATATTCTGGCCCTGTTTAAGACGAACAAAAAGCACACCATTATAACGCACATATTCATCTACAATCTGCTCCCGGCTCATTCCCTGAAAAGCATCTTCATCCACAATGAGAAGTCCTTTCGCAGTAGACGAACGAATAAAATCGATCATCGTAAGCGTCCGGTTTATGTACTTTTGCTGATCAATAAAGTCATCAACAAAATTAAAGACTTTACCATTGACAAACGGATAAATGTTCAATATGTAATTATGCTCTTTATGCCAGTAAGGTGAACGCCCTTCCTGTAACACATCTCCGAACGGAGTCATGTAACGATAGTACCAATATTGCTCAATTGAATAGGTATATTCCACAAGAAGCACATCTTCCGGGTCCATGCCGTTAGCTAACGCTTCTTCCATACGCTGCTTATTTAAAACATCTATCGATTTTCTGTCGGAAAGATTGGAATACCACCATTCCCCACTCAATAGGTCACGGCAAAAAAGTGCTTCCCGACTTTCCTTTTTCCAAACAAGAATCACCCGGCAAAGATCTGGACGGGACGGCATATAAAAATCCATATTTTTGTTCTGGTCCCCTTGTAATCCAAACGAATCAGCCAGGTAGCCCCGTTATGATCACCGTAAATCCGATAAATATCATCACAGGTTGTTTTATCACGGGCAAATGCGGCCACAATATCCGAAAGAGTCATATCATACATTTCCCCGATAATACGAAGATCCCATGTCCGAGGATCTTCTATATCCGTGTTGAAGAATAACCGATAAGTATTGGTTGGATAAACCCACACATCCAAATTTTGTTTAGCCGGATTCATGCCGTACTCTACCCGTTGGGCACATAACCCTGAAAGCATAAGATTCGTCAAACTTGCAGCATCCATTTCCGTCGTTTCGTTGATCTGATGGCAATACTCAATTGCAATGCTCATCATTTCTCCAATCTTACTTTCCCTTTTGTCCCTAACAACACAAACGGGCTTCGTTTGGTTATTTCGGAATTGTCCGTCGATATTTTTCAAAATCGGGCGAATGACATTGTTTTTCAAAGGCACTTTACCCTGCGATCGAATATATGCACTTTCTGTCACTTTCTTCCCACTTGCTGGATCAATAACAAGATCGCCCCATTGATCTTCAAATCCATACATCTGGGAACGTGCAGCCTTCTTGCGAACCTCACTAAGTCCCCACCAAGCATTTTCAGCCTCTTTCAGCACATCTGTAGCCTTTGTCAAACTAATAGCTGACCGGGTGCGACCACCCCGCTCCACTCCCGGTTTCAATCTACGGTTATAAAACTTTCTATTCATCTCCTATTTTGTCTAATTCGTTAATCATCATTTCTTTTGTCTTTCTCGCCTGTTCGTAAAGAGCTTTCTTTTCTTCTCCATCCATCAAGCGGGCCATATCATACATACTTTCAATCGCTTTTTTATAAAAGCCGGTCGTTTGATAACGTCGGTATGCACGACTATTGGCAAAGGATTTGTAATTACCCGACAGGTCCTTACCCCCTTCGAGCCCTTTACGGTACATCCTATCCCTACTCTGCATCTCTTCATACTCTTTCACGTAATGGTTATAGCGTTCGTTTGTATAATTACGCGGAACCATATTTTCTGTGTCATAGGTCAGCCCGCTCACAACTGGGATATTCCTAAGCTGCACATCTCCGGTTACTGCGCCTTCCACCGTTTTGTAACATTGAGCAATGGCTTTACCTACGCCACCTAAGTACTGTTCGAAAAGGTACTCTACGGCAGAAGGATTCAAAAGAGCATAATCCAATTTTCCTTTAGAGGCATAATCGCCTCCCGACAGACTATTCAGCCGTTCGGAGGCTTTGATTATCGCTTTGCTGGTTCCAGTCGTTACCTTATGATATTCTGGAACATACTTATTAAACTCGTTGCGCCCCGTGATCCGTTTCCCGAAAAAGTTCTGATTCCAAAGGTATGCATCGGTGATCGGGGTAAACATATCCGGAGTAAATACTCGTATTGCTGTTTCTAGCCAATTATCTGAGCCTTCAGCTTCGAATGAGAAGGGAAGCAGTGTCATCATCCTGCCCGTCACATCAGCAGTAAAGCTGCGCCCCTTATATTCACCACGAAGATATTGTGCACTCATATCACCCAATCCATACAAAGCACGAAGTTCCACAGATAAGGGCAAAAGAACATATTTTCCTTCTCCTACCGGAATAATCACATTGTTTTGCCGTACATAATCTGGGATCTCGTTATATTCATCGTTATCCCCCAACAGAAGGTCCGTCAACATACAATAGGCAAATCCCAGTGTTGCCCACATGGCGATCGCCGCCGAAGCACGGCCAGGATTTGCTTTCGCTGCACCAAGGAAATTATGCGATCCCTGAACGGCCGCATTAAAGAAGAAATAGAAGTTCTGCGCACACACAGCACCCATTGCTCCACTTCCTCTCCGATTGAAGTTCACGGATGCTTCCTTGGCCGCGCTAATACTTTGTAGTTCCGACATGCCGGTTTCTTTGGCAGCCAGATAAGTCGCAAAGCGGGACGTGTTTTCTATAATAGAGTTGACGGTTTCGAAATAACCTCCCAGCATATTGAACACATCTTTTACTTGTAACCTACCGCCAGCACTTTTACGAACCATCCGGTCAACCTCACGTTTATACTTTTCATACCCCATAACTGCTACAAATCCCGTACGTCCACCACCTTTCAAAAAGGTTTCGTAAGACGAACGCATTTGTTTGGCTTTCGCCCCCTTTTCCTCAAAGCCAAACGAAACACGCGCAATACACCTTATGGCCGGTATGATATTTTTCAGATATCGGCCTTCGAATCCAGCTCCGTATCTTACGAAATTCATCGTATTGGTATAGAACAAATCACGGACAAAATTTCGTATGATGAAGTTCACAGAGCGTGAGGTGTAATTAAGCATCATAAACTGCCGGATCCGGTTCAGTGCTTTTAACACACTATTATTCAAATTCTGGTTATTTAGCCCATTAATAGCTTGTGATACACGAGGATCTCCATTGATGTAAACAAGCAAATCACGGCCTCCTTCTTTTACACGGACAGTATGTTGTTTCTCTTGCCAATCCTTGACGGGGACACCGAGGGTAAGCACTTCGCGACGAGTCTTCGCCTCACCTTTCTCCCGCAGATCCTTCATCTTTTCCTCGAAATCATTAATGATCTTGGCATTTTCTGCCGGATCTTCCACCAGACCTTCGGCCGAAACAGCCTCCCACATAGGATTGCCTTCCGCATCTACTCCACTTTTTACGTACCACTGGTTAGAAACTGCAGCTGCTTTTGTCTTACTATTTCTTACCAGATTGGCAAAACGGAGTTTTGTCAGATTCTTATACCCCATCATCGTAGCGCTTTCGTAATCATGAGCGATGTTGGCAAGTACGGCACCAGCCCTTGACTTACGCCCACGGGCTTTCTTTATCGGGTTCGACACAATATCCTTGTCCGCATCGAAATAGTCGAACAGGTCGCCGGCCGTCGTTTCATCCCATTCCTTTAAAGGGATATAATATTCGTACATATTCTGCAGATTATCCCTCTCCTCACGGCCGATCAAGTTCGTCTGGTACATCTTTTCCAGCGTTGCCTGTGTGGCAGCTTCCACCGCTTTCCATAGGCCATTAGTGCTGTGGCTATTCTCATATTTTTCAGCCCAGTCTTTCAGCTTTTGCTCTTCCATCATATCAGAATCAAAAATTTCTTTACTAAGAGCTGTAAGACCGGAGAAGTCCTTCAATTCAAGCGACATCCGTTTCTTCTCTATAAGGTCAGACGTTTCATTTTCCCTTTCCTCTATTCTCTTATCAACGGTCTTTCTCATGTTTTCAAGCTGTTTAGACGAATAATTACCTGATTTTTCCTTTTCCGTGAAGTAATCTTCCATTTCTTTCTTAACACGCTCAAGTTTATCCTCCTTCCGTCTTCTGTACTTCTCCAGCTCATCCTCTCTCATTTTCTTGTTCCTTTCAAGTCCATGCTTGATCATCATATAGTTTTCAACATCGCGATTTCTCTGGGCATCAAAATGGCCGTCCACAGTAGACAGCCGGGATACTTCATCCACCAGCTTCTTAAACTCCGTCTCCTTGAATTTTTCCACATCATACTGGCTTTTCGACTGGGCTGTATTTTCATATACATACGCATTCTCAAAATCCCGTATCTTATGTCCAGTCTCTTTTTCTACTTCTTTTTGGAACTCACGAAGCGCAATCATCCTATCTTGATAACCTTCCCGGAAACGCTGATAGAACTTCCGGGATGATGGTGAGGCTGATTTCAATCCTTCTATCACGCTTCTAATAGCCCTAACCATGCTACGACGTTCTTCTGCCGAAGTGGCAAGCATCGTTCCGCTACTAACCAACGGATCACGGAACAACAATGTATCACGCATATTTCCATCTTTGGCCACTTTATGAATGATCGTAACAAGTGAATCACCTTTTTCAAGACGGTTCTTACTCTTCCATAACATATAAGCAATATCTTCATCCCGCATACGCAAATCGATTCCCAACGACCGGAAAAATCCGCGGATGGCCGATTTTATCTTTTGCCAAATGGACGGCTCGGATACACCGTTTTCTGCAACAGAAGCCAAATACTCTTCCGTCGCGATCCTGAAGTCTCCCCCATAGCGGGAAAGTCCGGCACGGGTAACCTTACGGCGCACATCTTCCGGTAGGTTGCGATAGACAGAATCCATCATGTCGTCAAACTTTTCTCCTAATAGTCCGCGAAGCCCTTTATGCGCAACGACCTCGTGTAAAATGGTCGCTTGTGCGTCGGCGATGCTTTCGGCATTGGGCAAAACCAAATATACTTCGCCAGTTTCCATATCATACCAACCTTTGGACCCTCGTTTCTTCCGTTGAGTATCTTTGTTATCGTCCGTGATATCGTTTACATCCCGGATGATGTGTATCGGAATATGTAGGCCACTTGCCAATTCATCTACGGCAGACGATATTTTTCCCTCGTCAAGGGTTGGATTTACAAAAGATTCCACTATCTTTGTGGCAGATGAAAAGCTACTGTTTTTATCATCAACGTTAGCGGGAGTACTGCTATTTGATATAAAATCAGTAGCTTTTTTCTTGTCGACCCATTTTAGTAAACCATCGTTTATCCATGAATAGATATCCTTAACATAGTCCTTCGGATAAATACTACGCACAGAATTGATTTCAATATTGCCAACCTTACGGTTCACCTGTATAGCCACAACAAAATTATCTCCATTGCTTTCAAGTTCTGTTAAAACGACCTTTGCATCAATTCGTGTTTTGCTGTCAAATACCGCTATCGGATTGGCTATAGCTTGTGGAAGATTCTCTACACTTGTCAAATTGAAAGGATGGTTACTTTTATATTTCTCAGATGCTTTAGTCGCCAATTTATCTGCACGTAACTCTATTGGCAGATAAGGGAATCCCGCAGCCTGTAAAAACCTGGACGGATTCCCCAGCTTGTAAACATGCCCTTTAGGCAAAGAACCGTCAATTTGTCGCTGTAAATCTTCGTTGAAACGCTCGTTCACCTCTTCGATATTCCCAGAAGCCGGTGCATAAGAAGCCGGTTTTCCTAATGCGTCATCGAGGAACAGCTGGTCTTCACGCGCTACGTCTTCCGTTTCTTCTGCCAGCGTTCTCCGTCGCTCTTCCGGTGTCATAGACAAACGCCTCGATACATTACGGGCTTCTGTCTCTCCGGCATTACGCATATAAATATTTTCAGCATCTTTCTTGCTAAGTATCCCAGTTAAATGGCTTTTACCTTCCCTATGTCCTTTTTCATAAGCATCTCTTAGTTCCTTTGAGGTATGGTAAACGGCCAGTGTCTCGATCGGCCCATAGTCTGAGTACATGTTATTTCTACCATAAAGAGGGCCCATCGCGGACCTGACAGCCCAACGCATGTATTTATACTTTCCCCTTTTAATCAATTTTTCAGCCCTTTTGCGAATAAATGCGGCGGTATTAAGCGTATTTAAATCAGCCGTATCTATTTTATATTGAGTATCCAAATATCTGTCTATCACTGCTTCTGGATGGTCGCCTGCCTCAAAACCTTCATATGATTGAATCGCATGCTGTATCTCATGGGCGGTAGTCGATTCATAAAGCCAAGGCCTGTTATGCGCCGTATTGATAACGATTTCATTGCTTCCAAACCATCCGCTGCCATACTCGTCCGGATGAGATTCCAACCGGAATTTCAATTCTTTCAACCTGGGATAGGCCGCGAATAACTCGTCATCTTTGAGGATTTCGCTTAAGCTGTAGTTCTTGCCTTCTTCGAAATTCTCAGGTGGAGCATATTCAAAATCCGGTGTCTCATACCGCCACTTTCCGTCAACGCCACGCTCCCAGCCGGTAGCAAGTTTGATTTTACGTGCATTTTCTCTGCCGTTCACTTGTAAAATTGAAAGCAACTTCGTATCTTTGATATCGGAATTAAGGGAAGTTGTTTGATTAAAACCGGGAGTTGTTATCCCGATTAGTGAATCAAGTAATTTCCCTTTTTCTATTTTGGAAAGTTTGTGGTCATAATAACGAGTGCCCTCTTTAGGCGTGACAATTACAGCACGAACCGTATAATCTTCACCGCCAATCTTCATCCCACAAACATAATAGTCAAACTTTTCAGCGTCAACCTTATCGTCTGTATTAGCTTGTGATTCGATATACACAGCATTCTCGATAATCTGAGGTATGGCCGCAACGCTTTGCAGTTGCTCCGCGTTTTTATAGTCGTGGTTCAGCACCTCCTTGATAGCATTCTTGCCGACCATGACTGTTTCCCCTGTGTCTTTGTTGGTATATTCACCACGCAACCTTTTCCCATACTCCAGTGCATTCTTCTTATATTGTTTCAGATCATCGCTCGGCTCGATCTCCCTGCCTGTTATTTCCACCGGCTCACTTTTACGCAGCTTTTCTATCCGCTGCTTCTTTTCATTGAAAGCGGATTCCATCTCCCTTGCCACATTCAAGTTGTCAAGACGGGTAGTTGCTTCTTCTGCTGCATCAAGCCTTGCTGCTCCCTGCTCGCCGATAAAGCGGAAGCGAGGGTCGCTCTTCCGGGCGTTGAAGCGTTGAGACAGGGGGATGATGTTCCCTTTGTCGTCCCGGGTAACCAGGTCGTTCAACTTGCGGTTGTTCTGGGTGTCCTTATACAGGTAGTCGCTCTTGTCGTCATATCCCCATTCGTTGATGTCGTTCCCGTCCCAATAGAGGTTCTCAGCCGGTACACGTTCTTCCATCATCCGGTAGTCCCCCTCCAAGGCGTGGTTGCCGTGCTGCCGGGCATAGGCTTCGGAGAGTGTCACCCAGTCACCGTTCCGGACGCTTCCCTCTTTGAGTGACTTGGGCACCGCCCGGTAGATGGTGACCATCGGCTTTTCTCCTTTATCTATGGCGTCCAACGCCTCGCTGATAGCCGCTATGCTCTCTTCCCGGTTCTTGTCCCGGTTCATGCGGAACTGTTCGTCCAGACTGTCGCGGATGTTGTCTTTGTTCTGAGCCACGTCGACCATACTCTTGTCGATGCCCTCTTCATCGTAGGAGGGGGCACGGTGCGCCATTCTGAACTCATCCGTCGACAAATAGCCTTTGCGCCGGGCGGCTTCGTTCACGAGGTCGCGCATGCGGCTCTCGTCTTGGGCTTCGACGGCTTCAAGGTAGGCGCGATCCAACGCTTCGCTCGACATCAGTTCAAACTCTTCCAGTCGTTTTCTTTCTGCTGCGGCAGCCTCCTCTTCCCGTTTGCGGGCGGCTTCCATGGCGTTGCGCTCATCCTGCGCCTGCTTGACATAGCTGTCGCGCAGTTCGTCGACATTGCCGAACTTGTCGAACAGCTCCGCCTTGACCGGGGAGAAGACCTTGACAAATTCACCCAAAGATAGCTGGTCGTTTGCCAAGCGGATGCTTCTCTTGATGCTTTTGAACGCATAGCTGGCTCCGCCCAGATTACCTGCTTTCATGGACTCTGCGTACTTCTTTACGTCTGCCTCTTCCAGTTGATGCTTCTGTGCGAACGAGGAAACATCGCTCTCCTTTGCCGTGCGAAAACGCAGGTTGTCATTGTTTTCAGCTTCCCGTTTGTCAAGTTCCTGTTGCGCCTTATTGCTATCTGTCTTTACACTCTTATATTCTGCAAACGCTTTTGTCTTGCGGTGGCTGCTACCTATCCATTTCTCGAAATCCTCCAAGTTTACGGGGGTTACCACCGTCTTGTGCTTCTTCGCCCAATCTTTGTCATAGTTGGCGAAATAAGCCGTCTCGGCATCGGCCGCCTCATTGAAGCCAAGCATTACCTTATGCTCGTCAAAGCTGCCGTCCTCGTTGTATTGATCCACCACAAACGCTTTTCGACCGTTCCACCCATCAATATCATCAGATAGGAACACATCTATATGGTCGCCGTCCACGCCCTCCGTACCACGAATGTAGCCGTAGGTGTTCTGCATGGTCGTTTCCCACTTCTTACCATTAGCATCCACGCCACTACGAACAGAACCTTTCGGTTGCTCGATGCTAATATCAAATGTACCTACACGCACATGCCCTTTCTTGTAATTGCCGGCTTCCTTCTGGGCTTCGGTAGGATTTATATCGGTATTTGCTTCGGCATCTGCAATTTTTTCGCTTAACCCACTGTTATTACGAGATAAATCACTATCTTTGTCGGTAGAAGACAAGTCAGACGGAAGAGTGGAAAGGCTTGCCGCCGCCTCTTTAGAGGCCAGTATGAGGAGTTCGCCGCCCTCACGTTTGGCTTGTCTTTTTATTCTGTCAAGATTCCTATTATCCAGAGTGTACCACCCTACAATTTCCACATTATCCTTGTTGCTGTTTACTTCAAGAACAACTATCGGACTTTTATCATCCAACTTTATTACAATCCAGTGGTTCTTTTTGGTATTCGGCTGCGACTGTCCTACAATGTCAGGATTATATAAAGCTCTCTCCAATATATCCCTACTTGATTGAGGAGTAAAGGCATGAGCCTTGCCGTTCTTCTCGAATATGTTCTTCTTTATAATAACACGCTTTCCGTCAGCTCCGATTGCATCAGACACATTCTTTGGAACAACGGGCAACCCTATAGTGCGATAAGGAGATGTAAAGTCTTCATCTGTTATATCCGATACACTACTTACATCCTCGATAATAAGATTACCTTCGGAGTCTATAGGATTACCCTGCCTATCTATTTCTCCGGGTGCGCTTTCTTGTGCAACTCCATTCGCGCGATCAACACCGGGGCCAGCCGGTTCTCCTGCTTCAATTTCTTCACTTCGCCCGGTCTGAGCAGATTGTTCTCCTTGCAGTATCTCGCTGCCTCCTTCGCGTAAGACATCGCCTCCGCTTTCGTCATTTCCTTCAGTGTTTTCATCTTTTTCTGTTCTATTTTGTGCCAATATAGCATCTATTTCTTCCAGTTCCTCCTGGATTGCCTGAATTTCGTCAGCCATCTGAGAATCCAACTCAAATTGTTCTTCATCAGTAAGCAGATTTTCTTTAAAATCACGAACAACCGCATCTTCGTATGCCTCATAATCTTCAGGCGAAAGGTGATAATTTTCCTCGCACCAGCGAGCATATTCGTTATATTCTGCCTGCCGTATCTCCTCGGCTTTCGCTTCGCGGCGGTTCTTGATGTAGTTGATCAGATCGCCACGGGTACGCGCAGTCGAGAGCACCTCAATAATAGCATTACGACCGGCATTCGGATCATTCTGGTCAAAGAAATTAGAACCGTTCTCCAAATCCGCTTGCATCAGGATTTCGCCGGCACGCTCTATCGATACACCACCTTTATCTTTCCCGGCAAACAATCCAAACAGCGAACGGGATTCAGATATACGCCCTCCGGTTTCACGTCGATAATCATCCTGCAGCAACTTTATAGAACCATTGGCCAGCATTTGCGCAGCCAGTTCTTCCCCGCTTTGTGGTGCAGTATTACGCATTAAATTAATAGCAGCTTCTTCACCCGGTTTCACACGGGCATCCTGCAATTTTGATTTAATATCTTCCCAATAGCTCTTTTCCTGTTCGATAGGCTTCCGCCCTTCTTCCCACTCTTTTTTTCTGGCTTTATAACCGTCTATATCAAGCTCCATCACAGGAGCCTTTTTGCCCGACTCGGTTAAACGCCTTTCTGCATCAGAAATATGATTATTTACAAACTGGTCCACTTCTTCAAGTGTCAGGGAACCGTCAAGAAGAGCATCTAAAGTATCACTAATTTCTGCCTGATGATAAATAGGATTACCAGCCTCGTCCATGGGAATAGATGATTCTGGAGTATTTGACTCTTGGTTAATCGGAATTTCCGTCTGGGATGCTGGTAAAATAACATTTTCTTCGGCAGAACTATCCACATCTGGCGTGACAGTCCGGTAAAACGCTTCCAGATCTGCCAATTCCTGTTTTTTTACACGTATTTCATCCCGCAACGATGCACGTTCCCCACCCGATGCTTTCTCAATCCGGGATTCTGACTTGGATATTTCACTTCGTTTATTCTCTATATCCGCACGCAAATCTTCAAGAGCCGTCTGAGGAGATTCGGAAAGGGACGTATATTCATATTGCTGCTGTGGAGTCATGGCCTTATAGTCGATCGTCCCGTCATTTCGTTTGGGCAACGATGCGACAACACTCTCCAACGTCTTTTCCGGCACATTTTCTAACACTCTGCTGTCTCCATCCGTTGAAGAATCCTCATTTTGGGTTTGATTTTTTGACATATTGTCAATAATAGAATCCAACCCTATTTCTTCCGTCATGCCATCAACTTCAACGATAACACCTCCATCATCGCTCATCTGCTGCACTATCCCTTGACGACCGTCCACCAAATTCACCAAATCGCCAGGATTAAACATCACCGGCTGCATATCTGCTGCTTCGGACTCCATCTCTTCTTGTGCAATCACTTCGCCGGGGACTGTGTTTATGATATCGGCATATAATTGCTCAACTGGATACTGTTCGATCAAACTATCGAACATTTCAGGTCGTCCTTGCTGGACTTTGCCATTTTCATCAAGATAATACAAAATATCATCCGACTGTTTTGCATCCACCAATCCTTCTTCGTCAAAAACAATATTACCGCCTGTTATATAAACCGGCTGGTCTGAAGAAGGAAATTTGACTGTAACAACTTGCCCCATGTCTTTATTGGCCGTTCGGCCAATATCATCCATACGGCGTCTTGTTTCTTCGTCAATACGCGACTGCACATAGTCTACATATCCGTTATAATTCAGCAGACTGATTGTATACTTTCGTATATCTGCAAGATCCTCACTACTCAATCCTTTAACAGAGGCAACTTTATCGACAAAATCCTGTACAGATCCAAGAGACTGTGAATGCTTAAGTACTACTTCGTTAAATTTATCCATATCTTCTCCCAAAATACGCTTTGCAGTTTCAGAAGAAGCCTTGTAGTTATTTGTTATGTTTTTCTTTCGCTTAGAGTCATAGAGCTTCGATCCGCCAATCACAGGAACAAACTGCGCCCCTCCCATTGATCCCGTCACACCGGCATCAAGCATTGTTTCAAATATATTGTCAGTGCGTTCTACCCCCGTCTTCTTATCAATGAGATATTCGGCCAATGCGTTGGCCATCTCTTCCATTCCTTCCGAGGCAATTGGAGCAGTAATCCAATGTTTACTTTCGAACGCAGCCATTTTATCAAGAAAATTCTTCTTTATCACATTAGCTGCTGCTACTCGTCCGTTCTTTTTCAATAGATTTCCGATCGTTTTCCCAATCATTCCGGCACCAAGGACCTCTGTTAGCGATTCAGATGCACCGCTACCAATTGCATTGATCCATTTATTCACCTCGCTCAACTCTGGATTTTGCGCACCCAGCTCATCATATTTGTCTGACGCAGTTATGGCTCCGGCTCCAATAAGCCCAGGAGCCATTCCACCTGTCAAAGCAGTAGAGCCAGCAATAGCAAGACTTGTAGGTGCGGACTCTGTTGCACTCAACAGCGCAGATCCCATAGCCCCAGAGTAATCACCATCGCTCCACAAAGAAGAAAATCCTTTTCCTTTATAACGATCAGACGCTTTATGTAGTTTATCAGCCCATTCATTGAGCTTTTCCGCCTCTGCACCAAATGTTCCGCTTCTTGGAATACCTATCTTTTCGAGAGCTTTCGTTCCCTTGTCCATCAAATTAAGAGTACTCCCGGCCAAATGACCAAGCCCAGAAGCAAATCTTTCACCTAAATCACCAACAAAACTACCCGTATCCCGCATCTCATCTATGGAGATATCCGGCTCTGGATGTTGCTGCATGAATATATCATATTGTGATGCCTTGACACGATACGGCTTATCCGGCCTCTCAATTACTGTCACAGCATCTGGATATTCCGATGCAAAATCAGGTATATATTCTGGGGAGACATCATACTTAACCCCCTTGTTTTCAAAAATAGGCATAACTTTATTTGCTTTTCGGTTTATACTTAATCACTTCTTGTTCCGGACTGAAATCAACAACCTCTTTTCCATTCAAGTATTCAGGAGGACGATACGGCCCGCTATACTCCTGTTTTGGTAAAAATCGCTGTAAATATTCATAAACGGTCTGCTGTGTATCTTTCGGCTCATATGCCCCGTTTATAATCGACTCCAATTCATCCTGTAACTCTGGAAAATCCTTTATCTTCCTTTTCACAATAGATAGCATCTTAGTTGACTGATCTCCACCTTCACCCATTTGCATTTTTATGTCGTCAACTGTACGCCTGTCGTTAGGATTAGAAGCTATTATTTCCTGCATCCTATTGTATAAATACCCAGCTACCGCGGTTGCTTCGTCTTTAGGTATCACTGTTTTTCGCCCATTCTGGCCAATCAAATAATCGAACTTATCTTTTCCATTCTGACTTGCCGCAATCCTCTGCTGCTGGAGTTTTAGCATCGCTTCTCTATATTCGGCAGTCTTTTTATTCTCCTCCGCCCGCAATCGAGCATTTTCAGCATCTTTCTGTATCTGCCTGTTTATATCCGCCAGTTTAATCTTTGTATTAGTATCAAACTTATGCTTCTCCCAATCGGCATTAGCTTTTGCAACAGAAGCGGCCCTTTCATTTTGATAATCCTGTAAGCGGGCATTAAGAAGAGCATTATCGAATCGGACGCTATCTGCCCGCTGAAGGTCTTTCAGTCTTTGCAATCTTGCGTCAGCTATGCTTGTGTTCGATTGAGGCTGGTCAAATATCCTACGACCGGCTACACCAGTCGCAAGATTGACACCTAACCCCAATATATCCGATAACATCCCAAGTTTTTTCTGCCGTTCCGCTTCTGCGACCTCTTTTTCATACGAGCGCGGCCTGCCGTACTGACTTACGATATCATATATAGTTTGAGGCTGAATGGTTGTATGTGATACCGGTTCCACCTCTACTTTATCTGGATATTCCGGTCGAGGAACATTTAACGAAGAACCGGACAACATAGGCGTATCTTCAGCAGGAGCCGGAGTAAACGTGCCGTCCGGCTTTTGTCTTGCTTTTAGCTTTTCGAATAATAATCCCATATCAATCCTTATTTATTCCACACACTACCCAGTCTATCTACCATCTTACCCGCTAACTTGGAGTTTCCAAGCAGGCTACCAGCAGTCTGCAAAGCACCACCAGCCATACCGGCATAACCTCTTTCCGACATGGCTGATTGGCCAAGACGAGCCTGATCAAGTGCATTCTGCTGATTTAGGTACAGGGATTTTACATTGTTCTTATACGCATCGGCATTTGCCTGAATGCCGGACGCGGCATCAGCAATAATTTCATTGTTCGCCTGCTTTTGTGCAACGACAGCTTCCGGGGTTGCGCCTGTTACAGCCGCCGAAGCTGCAGCAGTTTGGTTGCTTTTTCTCATCGTATCCCTTACCCGCTTCATGGCCGCCTGTACATCCGATCGATCCATATAATTCTGGTAATATTCGCTATTGAAGAAATCTTCATTTCGCTGTTTAGCTTCGCGGATGATCCGATCCTGACGCTTTCTTTCTTTAGCCGCCTTGATACCTCCAAACATTGAATTTGCAAGCCCTAAGCCGCCTCCTATTAATCCCAACATATCAATACTTTTTTCCACAAATGTAAGATTACAGGACCACTACGCACATGTTAAATTGATACTTTAATTAAATACACATATATTATTGTTTCATACATTGTTATATTTGCAATAAAAACTATTTACAAACTATATATGGCAAGACCGAAAGGAGCACCGAAAGTCGGGGGAAGAGTAAAAGGAACACCAAATAAGATTAAGTTGGAAATCCGCATGAAGATGTCAGATTTTATCATTGACCATTTCAACGACTTCGTCAAGTATTGGGAAGAACTACCGAAGGATTCCCCTGCTAAATTTAGCACATATATCAATGTGCTAAAGTATGTATTGCCTCCTATAGCAGCCGAACCCTTAAGTGAGGAAGGAACAGAGTCGACTGCAGCAAGTGCAATATCAAAGAGTATCGAAGATTTAAAGAACGCATCAAAATAAGATACAGTATGACAACAGTAATCAACATCAACAGAGCCTTGATATTCGAGGGTATCTCCAAAATAACCGGCTTTATAGGCAAAAACGTTGAAAACGGACTGGATCGCATTGCGGTGACGGAAGACGAAAGAAATATCATCGACGACCTCATTAGAAGTTCGATCATATCCATGACTGCTTTCGTTTCAGCGTATCATCCTGTTTTAAATGACAACGGAATAACCATTGAGACACCTTCGAATTTTGACAGGGCCGCATCCGAAGCGTTACAATCGGAAATGGAAACGTATATCATCAATCAATCATGCTGCAACTGGTTCCATATCGCAAGAGAAGAAAACGATGCGGGAAAATACAGCGAATATGCAAAAAACAATATCCTCAATATTAACCTACTCCTTTCGAGGAGAACAAGACCTCAAAGAATATGACTGTTCAATTTGAAATAACAAAAAAAGATGTGCTTCTGCAGGTCAAAACAGAAGCCTTTGTAACAGGTGAAGCAAACAAGGACGGCGAGCTCTCCCGTATCAACCATGCAACAAAAACACAGGCAAGCGACGATGACGATGATATTCTTAATGAGTATATCAATACGGCAGCATCAGCTATTACCGATTTGCTGTCCGGCCATCTTTCGCCATCACAGCCTGCAGATCAAAAAGAAAAGTTTATCTTCACATGCCAAATGCCTGATTCGTACGATACAAATCAGAACTGGGCTATCACAAACGGCATCAAAGATTATATGTCGGCCTATACTCTATACAAATGGTATAAAAGGGTGGCTCCAGACATGGCAGATGCAAGTGAATTAGAAATTATCAGGTCTGATATCAATCATAGGATAAACCAAAGAAGAAAACCCGTCAGACGGCCTGTTCTTCCTCTCAACTTTTAAAAGAGACAACCGCTAACTCTAAAACTTAGCGGTTGTCCACATTATACGCAATACCGGCTCATCTCAAGCGATTCGTGTAGGTTTCATCCACCATAAACTCAATATAGTTTAACTCGACATCCGTACGCACCCCTCCGACCAAAGCTATCATGAAATATTTGAACGCTTTCGTTTTATTCATTTTGGTAATAAGGTCGCGCACGTCTTCGATCTTTTCACGCCCGGACAGCAGAATAAAGTGTTCGGCATCGTTGCTACCCAAAACATAGAAGCCGCATTTGCAGAAAGCCAAAATCTCTTGATCCCTGAATTTAACCGTCTCTCCGCGAAAATATACTAATGATTCGGATGGACGTATTACGCCACGAATAGCTGATTGCACGATACGTTTATGGGTAAGCGTGCCAAACTTGATAGGACGAGTCAGCAGCAGTATTTTGTTGACTGTCCTATGTCCATTGTGCATATTGTAAACCCCGTGGTCGTTGAATACGGCCAAACATTCGGGATAAGAGTTTAGAAAGCGGTTGATTGAAGCGGAAATCTTGTACCAGCTACCTGATTGCATATTGAACACGTAGGAATATGGGTAGTTCCGGTTTGCTACAATAACCTCTTTGTCTTCATAATTATACCCGACCTTTGCTTCCTCCAAATAATAAATAAATTCAGTGGAGGAAAGTTTGTCGCTGAATCCACCCACACCTGCAATTTTTTTAATTATAGGCGAACTGTCGACTGCCGTAGGAAGATAACCTTCCATGTCGGACGATATATCTCTTACAGTCGATCCTGATAGGACCTTCAGCCCTGAATCCGTAGAAAACACAATTGCATCATCAGTGGAAACAATGGAATCTGGATTATTGCATACATCCCGTGTCACAGAAAAAGAATTTGCATAAGCGATATCGCCGGTTCCGACCGATAAGGCAAAAACACCTTCGCCCGTAAACACATAAAGAGGAAATTGCCCGAACTGGCCTGTCGACAAGGCCGTTGTCGCTGTAGCCATTGCCACTATGTTACGACTCGAAACCGTATATGTTTGTTTGGCGGGAAAATAAAACGGGTTTGAGACATTTGATACCTTCAATTTATTGGGAGCAACCGACACGGAATCTTCTGGCAAAGGCGTATAGGTCCCATACTTATCGGTTATCGAGTAAGGATAAAGTCCTTTTAAGCTATAGGCTATGTTCAAGAAAGGATGCGGCTTTAACGGAATCTCATCGTAATACTTATCATTGTAGATAATCATTTTGACCGCCCGTGAATCCGGGTAAGACAGGTATGGGGAAACCATAGCACCATAGGCCGTACTTGCTCCATGTACTATTTTCATTCCGCTTTCCGTCTTGACATGCACCTCCGTATTTACCGTAAATTCGTTAATGTCGCTAACCGCAAACATTCCCAGAGGATAGGGTTTGGCAAGTTTTTCCCGGATGTTCCCTACATGCAGCTTTCCGTTATATGTATACAGGTTTCCGGTTATCCTGCTTCTCGTAAAATCATCATCAGTTGCGACTTCTTGCTGTTCCAGGTTCTTAAATGCCTTGCCTTCGGCAAATATATTTTCAAACCCATTCGATATATCTCCGATCGGGATGCTTTTGACAAGATAAAAATTAGATATTTCCCCTATTTCTTCAAGCAATTCGCTTTCCGACTTAAACGGAAGATCCACCATCATATTATTCTTGTCCAAAACGGTCACTGTTTTTATCGTACTATCAAGATCATTGATTACAAACGGTCTTGAAACGAATATGTCCACAGACGAAGCGACATCTTTCCAGCCGGACAAGCCGGATAAATCATATTTAACGCCTATGGTCCGAGGGTTTGCGATAAGTTTATAAGTAAAACCTTCCACCGACAGGGAGTCAAAATCAAATTTAGTTTTACTTACTGCCATCCTAATAAAATTTGGTTCGCCGACCAGCAGCGGGGACGAATGCATCACGTAGCTCTCATCGAACAGCCTGACGGCATACCTTACAAGGACAGGATATATAACATGTCCTGCATCATACACATCTTCTTGCAACAGTTTGTAATAACTTGCTTTAAAAGAATTGGTAATAATCTTTTCCCCGGCCTCGTTCAATGTTGCAAGGCTCCCGACATCCTGAATACGAACTGCCGGCTCCAAATTACACGATATATCATCCGAGTAGACAGCTTCTTCTTTAATACAAGAAAAACGGATCGACGGTTCCGGAATCTGATCACCAAGATATGTATATTCCCCACCTATGAATATTGCATAATGGATACTTTCGCCCGTCGCCATGACGAGGATATTCCCGACAGATTGTATCTGCTTTACGCCAGGTATCTGCGCGAAAGTTGTATTCTTTACAACCCATTGCCCGTCCACTTTATCGCTATCGAAAAGGACAATGTCATTGGCATACGAAATCAAATGCTCGTACGTGCCGTTTTGTGCACAAATACCGGAGATTTTCCCTCTGCAAACTGACGTTCAAGTATTGGCCTCCCAACGGGTTCTATCGATCCGTTTTAGGACGTGCATTTATCAGTTCCGAGCACATCCCGTCTTTTGACACGCCATCATCTGTATTACGGCTTATACCTCCCAGCCCAACATTGACCTTATTCATAGATTCTTACTTTTTACAAAGTAAGGCATTGCAAGTAATGTAGTAACTGTTATTTTGGAACAAATAAAAGGCTTACCCAAAAGATTGCCGTTCCTATGAAAAACCCTTTCCTTTTTGCCGTTCGTAAAATCTGTGTTCTTTTTTGTCCAGATTATCAACCCTAAACAACGCTTTACTCCCAATAGGCATATCTTCTGGAAGATGTTTTACCAACTCGGAAATTACATCGTTAACATTGTTATACCCCAAATCTTCAAACGAATATATTTTCTTCTCTTGGAAAAACACAGTGCCACGGACCATGTTTTTGAATGATATTCTAAATTGAGTTTGCTCCACATCTACATCATCTTCCAATAAATCCGGCAACTTATCATAAAACACAAAATCTATCACTTTCCGGTTTAACTCCGAAACAATCGAGTAATCTGGTTTGACATATACCTCCGTCACTTTATGAGCGCTTGCATGGTTCATGGCAAACGCCACATCATACATAGTTGCCCTTATATCATTTCTCGCAATCGTTCCCCAGCTATGCCGGAACGTGTAGACACAATATGACTCTGGAAGTTCATTGAATTGACAAATTTTCCTTAGACCGCCATTCACATTCACATTAAAAATGTCATTATCAGAATAACGTTTATGGAAATTAAAAAGATATTCATCCCCGTCTTCAGATTTGTATTTTTCAAACAAGTCTTTTAAAATATCCGGTACATCCAGTTCCATATACGCACCATCACTCCTGAACTTAGCCGTCTTCCGTCTATTATAGGAAATTTTCCCATCTTTATAATCGGATACCTTCAGATGATACAAATCTGCAGTATTTATACCTGCCAAACACATCACCATCTTGGCAACATCTTGAGCTAATTCCGGGAGTGGACATTTCATCTTTGAAGGAGGAAGAGGTAATTCAAAGAATTTTTTTATTTCTGAAGCAGGTATGGCCTTATGTTCCGGCTTATCGGATTTAGGAATAACAATCTTTGGCCAAGGATTCGTTTTTATCTGGATAAGCCCACGGTCATAATCGTTATACTTCAATATGGCAGCTTTGAATATTTGTCGTACGCAAACAGGATACATCTCTTTCGCCCTTGATGTTCCAGATAAAGATTTCATCCAATCATTTACAAATTTAGTTGTGAATCTGGAAAACATCAGTTTATTCGTCCCGGCGAATCTTTCCAAATGCTGATACGCCAACTGATAATTTTTTGCATTTCTTTCTTGACCGGATTTTGCCATTTCAAACTTATATTTTCGTGCAAAATCTGAAAAGCACACGTCGGTTTCTGTTTTTTCCAAAAAATCAACAAGCTCTTTTATGCTCCACTTCGATATATCTTCTTTATTGGCTTTATCTATATATGTCTTAATAATGTCTGAACAAAAAGATAACACAAAAGGATCTTTCACTTCACCTGTGCGTGTTAATCCTTTTTTATCCACCATCTTATCCGTTTTTATGTAAGACGATTTTCGATTATGAGTAACCCTTATGTAAACGGGATAAAAACCGTCACTTCTCTGTTTTTGCACACATGTCTTGAAAGTTGCCAT